AATGTTCATAATTATTATATATAAGCATTTTAAGAAATGATAGACTTACTTATTAATGGGGGAATAGCTATTATTACAAGTATAGTTACTTGGATATTAGCTAGAAGGAAATATAATGTAGAAGTAGATGGTAATGAATTAAATAATATACAAAAACAGTTAGACATATATAAAGAGATAGTTGAAGATACTAGAAAGCAATTAAATCTTATTATAGAGTTAAGAGAAAATGATAGAACTACTATACATAAATTACAAGCTACAGTAGATTCTTTATATCCTTTAGCTTGTCAGATTAAGATATGTGATAGAAGGTCTAGATTAACTGAAAAACAACTTAATAAATTATCAGAAAATGGAGATAATAATAAAAAGGATAGCTAAGAAATCTACATATACTATAGGTAAACTTTACGTTGATAATAAATATTTCTGTGACACATTAGAAGATAAAGATAGAGGTCTCAAAGATACTATGTCAGTAGAAGAAATACTTAAGATTAAAGTTAAGCATGAAACTGCTATACCTACTGGTAATTATAATGTAGATATAACTTATAGTCCTAGATTTAAAAAGCAATTACCTATAATACTTAATGTTAAAGGCTTTGATGGTATAAGATTTCATAGTGGTAATACAGACAAGGATTCTTCTGGATGTGTAATTTTAGGTCAAAACAAAGTAGTTGGTAAAGTGCTTAATAGTAGAGTTACTTGTGAAAAGTTTATATCTTTTCTTACAGGAGCTAAAAATAAAAAGGAAAAAATTACATTAAAAATAGAATAATAATTAAAATTATATAGAACTTATAATTATTTTTATTATAAGTTTTTATATATGTTAAATATATATTATCTTTGCAGAGAAATTTAACTAATGGAGAAAAAATAATATGGAAGAATTAGATTTGGATAATATTTTAAGTGGTGATGAAATTGCCACTTTATTTGAGGAACCTCCTAAGAAAGAACCTAAAGAGGAACCTAAAGAAGAAAAGAAAGAAGAAACTACTGATTTTGATGAAGATAATCCATTTGGAACTTCACAAAAAGAGAGCGTAGGTAGTGAAGATGAAGATATACAAGGAAAGGGAGATACTGACAATAATGGTGTCAGTTCTTCTCCTAAAAACAAAAACTTCTACTCTTCCATTACTGATGCACTTGTTGTAGATGGTATCTTCCCTGACCTTGATAAAGAAACAATCCAAAATGTAAAGACACCTGAAGATTTTCAGAAGATTATTGAAGAACAGATTAATGCTAGATTTACAGAAAAAGAAAAGAGAATTAATGAAGCTCTTAACAATAAAGTAGAACCTAGTGTAGTTCAGCAATATGAAAGTACTATTGATTATCTTAATAATATTAATGATGATTCTTTAAGTGCTGAAGATGAAGAAGGTGAAAACCTTAGAAGACAACTTATTTATAATGATTATCTTAATAGAGGTTTTAGTAAAACTAGAGCTGAAAAGATGGTTAATGATGCCATTGAAAATGGTACAGATATAGATGATGCTAAGGATGCTTTACAAGGAGTTAAGGATTTCTATAATAACAAGTATAAGGAGATACTTGATAGTGCAAAGGAAAATGAAGAGAAGCTTGCAGAAGAAAGAACTAAACAATCTGAAAACCTTAAGAAATCTATCATGGAAGACAAGAATCTTTATGGTGATGTAGATGTAGATAAAGCTACTAGAGCTAAAATCTATGACTTTATTACTAAGCCAGTACATAAAGATTCTAATGGTAATTATATGACTGCTTTACAGAAGTATCAGTCAGAGAATACCATTGAAGCTATGAAGAACTTTGCTATTTGCTATACATTAACAAATGGCTTTAAAGATTGGAGTAAGTTAGGAAGTAAGCAAGCTAAAAAAGAGGTAAAGAAAGGTTTAGCTAACCTTGAAAAAGTAATTAATTCTACATCTAGAAATAATGATGGCTCTCTTGGGTTTGTAAGTTTTGATGAGAGTTCTTACTTAGGTCAAGGTATGCAGCTAGACATTTAATATATGATTATTAATGTTTAAATTTATATAAATATGTCTGGAAAATTAAGTAGATTTCAGATGCGACCATTCACAACTTGGAATGGTGTAATGAAAGAAAACTCTCTTGCAGCTATGGGTCTCTTAGCTCCACAGAAGTTATCAAGCTTCATGGTGCAACTCTTAGCTTTTAAAAATGGTAAAACTCTTGATACATTCTTATCACAGTTTCCAACTTTAGAATTAGAAAATGACCAAGAAATTACTTGGGATGTTATTGGTAGTGACCGTAGAAATGTAGCCCTTGTTAGAGCTTTAGATGAGAATAAAACTCCTATCACAGCAGAAGGTGCTAATGTTGGTGCTAATGGTGCTCCTTTCTATCTTGAGTTTAATGAGGCTTATTTCTTCCTTGGTGAAGTAATCTTTGGTGAACTTAATGAGCTTTATCAGATTAGAACTATTGCTGAACCTGTAGAGTCTGGTAGTAATTATCTTTATAAGGTACAGACTTATGGTCACAATAATGGTGGTATTCCTAGAGAAAGACTTCAAACTGGTGAAAGATTCTCAACTGAGTATGCTCCAGTAAGTAGAGAATTCTCAAGAGGTGTTGGTGGTATAAATGGTTCTCTTCCAACTAGTATGAGAAATGAGTGGACCACTATTAGAATTAAACATAAAGTGCCTGGCAATAGACTTGACCAAAAGCTTGCTGTAGGTGTTCCTGTAATTCAGAAGACTGAAAGTGGTTATACTCATACTACAGTCAATAAGTGGATTCACTTAGAAGACTTGAAGCTTGAAGAGAAGTTCCAAATGTATAAGAACAATGCTATGATGTTTGGTACATCTACTAGACTTAATGATGGTACTTATAATAATTATGATTTTGGTGGTGCAGTTATTAAGGCAGGTAGTGGTTTAAGAGAACAAATGGAAGCAGGTAATGTGATTTATTATAATCACTTTAGTATTAAACTTCTTGTTGATGCCCTTGGTTCTATTAGTGCAGGTAAACTTGGCTTTAATAATAGAATGTTTATCCTTAAAACTGGTGAAGCTGGTGCTATTCAGTTCCATGAAGAAGTACTTAAAGATGGTAGTGGTTGGCAGCAAATTGTACTTGATAATAGTTCAGTAAATGCTGTAGCTAAGACTACTTCTCAAATGCATACTAATGCACTTAAAGCTGGTTTCCAATTCACTGAATTCCTTGCACCTAATGGTATTCATATTAAGGTAGAAGTAGATGATAGCTATGATGATACTGTAAGAAATAAAATCAAGATGCCTGGCTCTACTTATGTAGCAGAGTCTTATAGATATGACATCTTTGATATTGGTAATGTTGAGGAACCAAACATTCAGAAGATTAGAATTAAGGGTAGACCAGAGACTAGAAGCTATATTCCTGGTATAAGAAATCCATTTACAGGACAATATTCAGTTGATTATGCTTCTACTGATGAAGATAGTACCGAGGTACACAAGATGGATACCTTTGGTGTTATTATCAAAGACCCTACAAGAGTAATGTCACTTATCCCTGATATTTTATCAGCATAAGTATAAATAAAAAGGAAGGATTTAAGGATAACATTCTTATCCTTCCTTTTATTTTTAAATTAAAAAGAGAAGAATAAATATGGAAGAAATTTTAGATGATTTGGAATTACCAACAAAGGTAATCCCTGTAGAGAATAAAGAAAAGAAAGTAACTAAGCAAAAGAAAGTTAAAAAGGTGATTGAAGAAGATAATGATGAATTAGTATCTTGTCTTAGAAATGAGAAAATTATTGTAAGATATATTCCTAAGATGGGAGGTCTTTGGGCTAATACTACTAATCCTAGACATGTATTATCTGGTGGTATGGCAGATACTTCTTTTAAGACTTATGTAGTACCTAGACTTGCATCTAGTGGTGTTTATGTCAATGTACTTACTAATAAGGAAAAGGAATTCCTTGAGAGTTATATGGGTCTTGAAGATGGTGATTTAAGTATATACAATAGACATAATAACTTCTGGGATAGTGGTAATCCTCAAGGTATTAATAAAGTAACTCTTTATAAGAGAGATAATTACTTTGACCTTAGTATTGTAGATGATTATATCAAATATAAGATTCTATTGGCTAATAAGAATTTTATCTGTCCTTCCTTAAAGGAACTTGAAGATAAACCTAAAGCTACTTATCAGTTTGTAATTATTGAAGAAGGTGCAGAAGCTAAGAAACTTAGTGGTAATGTATCAGCTACAATGCAGTGCTATAAAGAATTTGGTAAGATGGAAGACGATAATGATACTATGAGAGTAGTCATTGAACTTCTTACTATGAGACCACTTGATGTAAATACTAAGAGTGAGTTCCTGAAGAATAAGATTAATGAACTTATTCAAGCTAATCCTAAGACATTCTTAAATATAGTTACTGATGAATATTTGAGTTCTAAGGTTCTTATTAAGAAGTCTATTGAAGCAGGTAATATTTATCTTAAAGGTAATTATCATTATCTTACAGAAAATAATATTCCTCTTTGTAGTAATAATGAAGAACCTACATTGAATAATGCAGCTAGATTCCTTAATCTTCCTAAGAATCAAACTATTAAGTTGATGCTTGAAGGAAAGTTAAAGGAAGATTAATATATAATGGTCATATATTTTATATGACTAATTCTAATTAAATATAAAACAATATGACTAATTTAGAGTTTTCAAATCAGTTTGAAGTACTTTATAATAATATAACTTCAAACCAAGCTCCAGGTCTTGATAACTATGAAAAGAGTGTATTCTTAACTAAGGCTCAAGATGAAATAATCAAGTCTTATTTTGACCCTAAGACTAATAAACCTCAAGAAGGTTTTGATGGCTCAGAAAAGAGACAAATAGATTTTTCTATGATTCTTAGAACTAAGACTTATACAGATACAAATTTTACAGCAGCTACATTTGATATTCATTCTAATACTAAGAAAATATCATTAGATACAGATATTATGATGTTTATCAATGAGTTTGCTGATGTCACTAGACCTAATAATGCTGGTACAGGAACAGTGAGACTTACTGTTATTCCTTTAGATTATAAAGAGTATAGCAGACTTATGTATAAGCCTTTCAAGAGACCTTTATTATATCAGGCTTGGAGAATTCTTGATAATAGTAACAAAAAGAATTCTGTAGAGATTATTGTTGGTCCAGAGGATGTTTTAACTAAGTATTCTATCAGATATATTAAGAAACCTACACCTATAGTTTTGGGTAGTATTGAAGGTCTTTCTATTGAAGGTAAAAGTGACAATACTGAATGTGAGTTAGATCCTATTCTTCATCAGGAAATTCTTCAAAGAGCAGTAGAACTTGCTAAAATAGCAATGGAAGGTACTGCTGCTTCTCATATTCAAGGAGGTAATCAGAGTGGTACAGATAAAGGTTATAATATTCAACAAGCTAATAGATAATGAATGTACAGGAATTCAGTAATTCATTTGATACTTTATTACAACCATACATAACTAAAGATAACTTTGGGGAACAAAATAATTTAGCTTTTGATGAATATGAAAAATCTATATTTCTTACTAAAGCTCAAGAACAGATAGTTCTAGAGCTTTATCAGGAATTAGAACAATCAGAAGAAGTTAGAAAATACTTAAGTAATCTTATTAGAACAGATAACTATGTTCCTATAGGAGAGCAGGATGAAACTTTAATAAATAACAATTTCAAATCATATAAAGTAGAAATAAGTAATGATATATTATTTATGATATATGAACAATGTACTTTAAGTGATGAGAATAACTGTATTAATAATAAGATAGTATCAGTAGTTCCTACTATACATGATGATTTAGATAAAGTACTAAAGAATCCTTTTAAATCTCCTAATAGTAGAAAGGTAATTAGATTAGATTTTGATAATAAAATAGAACTTATATCAAAGTATAATATATCTAATTATAAGGTAAGGTATTTAAAGAAGCCTAATCCTATTATACTAGTAGCATTAGAAGATAATTTAAGTATCAATAATGGTGATACAAAAGTATCAAATGGTGAAACTAATCCTATATTACATGAAAGGATAGTTCAAAGAGCAGTACAATTAGCTGTTCAAAGTAAAGTAAAAAGTAATAACGCATAATTAATTATGCATATGTTTAATTAAATATTTAATAATATGTTTATTGGTTCAGATAATCAATTTAGAAACTTATATGTAATGAAAGCATATAAGGACAGTGAATCTGCTCTTGCAGCAGTAGGTGATTTAACACTTAAGGTAGATACTGCTAAGAGTAATGTATATCTTGTTTATAAGGATACAGAGGATACAATTACCAGTGACCTTATTAGTATTAAGAATCTTCTTTATGCTAAGGCAACTAAGGCTGCTGATATGGCTAGAACTCTTAATTCTCAGTCAGTAACCCTTAATGCAGACCCTATTAGTGGTCAAGATTATGTACTTAATGTTGAGGTAAGAAACTTTGTAGCTCTTGGTGATGATTCTACTCATATTAAGTTTGGTGCAGTTCATGCAGTAAAAGGTATGACTAAATCAGATTTTTACAAGGCTATGGCAGTTAATCTTGCTAAGAATCTTAGTAGAGAGCCTTCACCTATTCTTAATGTATTACTCACTAAGAATGATAGTGCAGCTAGTGGTGAAAAGGATTCAGAAGTAGCAGTACTTCTTAATGGTAAGATGCAGAATCTTGCTGCTCTTAAACCTACAGAGACTTATACTGATATTATCATTGATGAAGTTGAGCAACCTTGGAGAAGAGGTGTAGCTCAAGTAGAGCCTGTTAATTTCAATACTACTTGTGGTACTATTCTCATGGATGGTGATGATGTAATCTGGGGTACTGTAGAAAAAGAAACTGGTGATGAAATCCAGAATGGTAAGCAAATTGCAGATATGGAGTGGTTCTATCATGGTACTAGAGGTGATATTTATAGAGAAGCTACATATCCTGATAACTTTGACTTCAAGCCACTTGTTGATGAGACTAAGGCTTATAGTACATTGGATATTCATTTTGCTTATGTTGGTCCAGGTGTAGAGGTAGCTAAATCTGAGAGAACTATTACAGTAGTTTGTGCTACAGCAGCAGAACTTACTAAGCTTATTACAGCTCTTAAAACTGCTACAGGTGTGGATGCTGGTGCAGTATCATAATATATAGGGTAGGAGTTTATTCCTACCCTTTATTGTTTCATTTAATTATTTATAATATGATAAGATTTAATGAACTTAAAATTGAAGATGACTACATAATTATTGATGTACAAATTGAAGAAGATGAATACTTTAAAGATATGTATATTGATAGTATAGTTATTGATACTCAAGATACATTTATAGCTAATGGTCCTAGTAATAAGGCTATATATACTAAGACATTTAATTCTGAAGAAGATACTTCTTATGAAAATAATCCTTGTATTACTACAAAAATGGAAGAGAATGTTTTCTTCTCAAATAATAATAGAGTTAGAATATATATAAGTGCTAAAGAATTAAATGTAGATATACATAAAACTATGTTCTTTGTATATGCTATAGCAGGAGGAACACCAGCAGCAGATACTCCATGTAGATGGGATGAAAATAAAGCTTTACATACATTAGTAGATGTACAATTACTTTATAATACTATGATACAATATGTAAAGGAATTAGGAAGAGAATGTAGTACACCTGATAACTTTATTAATGCCATTCTTCAATTTAATGCTATAGATTTAGCTTTAAAAACTAATCAATATCCTTTAGCTATAGAGTTATGGAAGAGATTTTATAGTGATATAGAATCTAATGCAGTATTACCTAATTGTGGATGTAATGGAAGACTTTAATTTAATTACAGTAGATACTTTAAATAAGTACTTTGACATATTATCTAAATCAGGATATGTTAAGAATAAAGAAGTAAATAAAGTAATTATTCTTACATTCCTATCTAGATTATTAAATGACTTCTCTGAATATATAACAGAAGAAGATTATAATGATATTATTAAATCTGTTTATTGTCTTAGTGATTGTTTAATAAGATTACCTAGATATAAGATATATAAAGATGGTCTTATTCACCATAAATATTATGATGGTCTTGAATTAAGAATTACAGAAGATGAATTAAATAGGTTTACTGAAAATAATAAAACTAGAATACTATAACAATATTAATTAAAATCTTGGTGTATAAGATATTATTTTGTATCTTTGCATCAAGATTTTTATTTTATAATATTATGAAAGTTAAAGAAATTATATACATTATATTAGATAGAATAAAAGGTACTTCAGATGATTTCAGTTATACTGAGGAACATATATTATTCTTAATCAATAAATACAGAAGTTATATGTTGAAACAGGCATATAAAGATGTAAAGAAAGAAATTCCATATAGTAATTATCAGACTATATGTTTAGACTTAGAAACAGAGAATAAAGGTTTATGTCAAGGTATTATTCTTAGAAGTAAACAAGAAATACCTAACATTATTAATATTAGTAAACCTATCTTACATACAGAATATGAGAATACTAAAATTGTCTTTACTAATAGAGACAGATTTAGATTTGTTGGCAGTAATAAATTCCTAAGAAATATTCTGTATTCCTGTATAGGAGAAAATAATAAGCTATTAATGAAATCAAATAATCCTCAATACCTTCATTTAAAGAGTATTAAGTTAGAAGGAGTATTTGAAGACTTTGAAAAAGCTTTTGAATTATCTTGTAATAGTAATAAGCAGTGTGATATATTAGATGCTGATTTTCCATTTGAAGATAGTTTAGTACCTCAGATGTGTGATAGTATTTATAATGTATTAACTAATAGTATCTATAGACCTAAAGATGATAATAATGATGCCAATGATACATTAGCTAACTTAGATAATTATCTTAGAAATAATATGAAATCAGACTTTCAAAAACAGATAGATGGATAATTTTAGGAGAAAAATATTGAAGGTAGATGATGGAGGACATCTACATAAAATAAGAAATAGTATAGGTATATATGATATTTATAAAATGCTTAGAAAGAATAAATGGTTGAATATAGGAAGACCATTAACTGAGCATGAATTCTATACTATTATAAGACAAGTTAATAATGATATTGCAGATAATATTAAGAAAGGTAATACTATAGAACTACCTAGTTTTATGGGTACTTTTGAGACTATTAAATATAAGTCAAGTATTAAATTTGAGAATGGTAAACTGAAAACTAATTTACCTATAGATTGGAATAGAACCTTAGAATTATGGGAGAATGATAAAGAAGCTTTTAGAGATAAAACTGTGTTAAGATATGAGTTAGATTATATCTATAAATTAAAGTATAATCCATATAAAGCTAAATTTAATAATAAGACTATATTTCAGTTTAAATTTATAAGGGATATTAAGCAAGGTATATCAAAAGAAATACAGAAAGGTAATATTGATGCAATACTAAAATATAAATAATATGGTAAATGAAATAAATTATATAAGTATAAATGAGTTAGCTTCAAGAGTATTAGACAACACTTTACTTAGTGATGTTAATATTGAACAGATTATTAGACATGTATTAGATTTTATGGCTAAATTTGGAGTTAATAACATATATCAAGATAGAGAGACTATTCTTACTGTACAGGAGTATAGAGCTTTACTTCCTTGTGATTTAATTAGAATAATGCAGTTAAAAGACTGTAAAAGTGGTTTATGTTTTAGACAAATGACATCTAGTTATATTCCAACAGATAATGATAGAGACTATGAATTAACCTTCAAGACACAAGGCAGAGTATTATATACTTCTATTAAGGAATGTGAAGTTAGATTAGCTTATAAAGCTATACCTGTAGATGATGATGGGTTTCCATTACTTATAGATAATCCTCTTTATCTTAAAACCTTAGAGTTATATATTAAGAAAGAAGTATATGGAGATTTATTTGCACAAGGTAAATTAAATCAAAATGTACTTACTCATATTGAACAACAATATGCTTGGAATGTAGGACAATTACAAAGTGAATTTAATATTCCTAGTGTTCAGGAAATGGAGTCTATTAAAAATATGTGGACTTCATTATTACAATATAATAATCATTTTGTAAGAGATTTTAAATATGGAAATTCTAATCATAATAAAATAGTTTAATTATGCAGAAGAAATATTTTAATTTTCAACCTAAAGGTATGAATACTAATATGTCTTTTAAATTTCAATCTAATGAATATGCAACTTATATGAAAAACATTAGATTAACAGAAGATAATAATGGTGTTTTATCTTTACAATTTGAAAAAGGAAATAAGATATTAAATACAGGTATATCAGGTTGTGTAATAGGTACTTGTGTATTAAATAAATATTTAGTATTATTTACTCAAAAAACTGAAGCTCATAGAAGACCTGATGGAAGTATTGTTTCTTATAACATTGATAGTATTTATAGATTAGAGATAGTTGATAATGAATTAATTACTACACAACTATTTGAAGGCAGTCTTAATTTTGATACAAAATATCCTATAGAAACATTAGGAGTATATGAAAATGAAAATATACAGAAAGTGTATTTTATAGATGGTAAAAATCAAGCTAGAGTAATAAATATATTAGAAGATTATACTGCTAAATATGAGGGTATTATAGAGTACAAAGCTACGGCTTTTGATTTTGTACCAGAGTTACAACTTAATGAATCTATTTCTATAAAAAAGATTATAGGTACAGGTGAATTTCCTCAAGGTACTATACAATATGTATTTTCTTATTATAATAAAAATGGCAGACAATCAAATTTATTCTATCAATCTCCACTACAATATTTATCTTATGCATCAGGTGTATCTCCTGAAGATAAAGTAAATTGTAGTTTTAAATTAAGAATATATAACCCTGATAAGCAATTTGATTATCTTAGAATTTACTCTATTATAAGAACTTCTCAAGATGCTACTCCTACTGTAAAGAGAGTAATAGATTTATCTATTTCAAATACTAATAAAAATGAAACTAGTTTAACTAAAGTTAGTACTCTTAATACAGGTAGTAATTTAGATGATTTTGGTAAAACTATGAAGGTCAATAATATTGCAAAGTTTGAGCAGATTGATAATTATAATAATGGTCTTTATGTTCAAGGAGCTACTTGCTATGGTAAATATCTCTTTCAGGCTTATATTGGTGGTAAACTTATTGATATTATTGATTTAGAGACTAACCAAAAACAAGCTTTACTTACTATTAATATAGATGTTAATACACAAGCATATCACGGTAATGTATTATCTTTTGGTAAAGATATTGCTCCTGATAGTAACTTTCCTTACTTGTATTACTCTTGTGAAAATAACAGTAAGCCTCAAATATTAGTAATAAAGATAACTAGTTCTAATGCAGATAGTAATCAATGGACTGGAGAATTAGTACAGACAATATATTTACCAGAATGTAATGGTGGAAATTCTCAGAATGGAAGTATAGATATATCAACAACTTTTAAACATTATTATCAGAATGGTTGTATAGATGCAGAAAATAATTGTATTTGGGTATCTGGATATACTATGGAAAGTTTTAATAATAATGTAGGGGCTTATGATAATAATAAACTTATTTATAAGAAATATGAATTACCTTCTGTTTCTGAAAAGAAAGTTTATTTTTCTTATAATAATGTTCTAGATTCTTTTATCTTACCTTTTAAAAAAGGTACTCAGGGTATGGTTATCAGAAATAATAAACTATATCAATGTTTTGGATATGACAACAAAGATGTATATGATGAATTTTTAGATTGCATTGACTTAAGTACTAAGCAGATATTCCATAGCTATCAATTTCCTAAAACACAATTAGCAGGTTTAGGTGAAGAATTAGAAAGTCCTTATATCTATAAGAATAATCTGTATTTATCAGCAACTGTTAATAGTTGGAGATATTATACCTTATGGAATATATCATTTAATAGTGGAGGTGGTACAACTGTAAAACCTTCTGAACCACCTATTCCAGAAGAAGAAGCAGATATATCATTTATAGATAATGGTTCTATAGGAGATATTATAGACCCTACAGAATTACTATATTTAGGAGGTAATACTATATGTCCTAATACTTTTGGACAGAAAGATGGTACTTTATTCTTAGGTAATTATGAAATAAAAAATAATGATTTAACTAAGGAACAAGTAACTAATTTAGCAGCTTTATTACATAATAAAATATCTTTTAAAGAGATTTCATCATCTATAAATAATAATATAGATTATTATAATTATGAAGGCTTACTATTATCTGAGGATATAGCTGGATTTAAATATTTAGAGTATTATGGTATAGCTATTCAATTTCAGAATATAAATGGCAGATTTAGTTCTCCTATATATTTAGGTTCTATTAGAAACTATATACCTTCAAAAATAATACAGAATGATACAAGTATAAAATCTAAAAGAGCTATAATAACATGTAATTTTGCTACCGGAGAAATATCAGAAATAATAGATTTAAATATATGGAAAAAGGCTAGATTATTAATGGTTAAGTCAGATAATTCATTGAGAACCATTCAATGTCAGGGTATAGTATCTCCTACAGTATTTAATTATTCAGATAGATATAATAATGCTGCTTTTGCAATGGCTGATTGGAAAATGTCACCTATAGGTCATAATTGTAAACCTTTAACTTCAAATGCTTATACAGATTGTGAGATACAAAATATAAGTTTTAGTAGGAGTCCTTTTTCAAACTCTTATAAAGGAAATGTAAGAGATTTAACATTAAAGTACTGGCATATACCAATAGCTTCTTATCAACCTGAATGTTATTATGCTGTAATGTATGATAGTGGTAAATTAGCTAAAAGTTTTGCTAAAGAAGCTCCACAGTCTTATAGTAGGACATTAGAAATGATAAATGAAGCTTACCCAGATTTGACAAAGGATATCTTAAAAACAGCAATACCTGCTGAGGAATGGAGAAAATATAATCAAGATAATTTAGGTTCACATGTATTTAATAATATAGGTAATCCATTGTATAAAGATTATTTGGATAATTTCTCAGAATGTTTTGCTAGAGATGAATCAATAGTTACATTTAATTCACCAGATATTGAAGAGCAGGCAAATAACATAAATGTACATAACACGAAATTCAGAATAATAGGAGTACTTGAATCAAAACCATTATTTGCAAATTTTTTAGTACAAGGTGAGAATCTTAATGACCCATCATTGGGAGAAATAAAAATTAAGCAATTTGATAAACTATATTCATCACTGTTATGGAGAGATATGGATTCCAGTTGGGATAATTTAGGTAGTTATGATGTTAATAAAGATTGGTTATTTGCTACTTATTTATGGCATAGAGAAACTACTTTCTCAGATAATGGTATAGAAAAAAAGAATAGCGATGGAAATTCTAGAAAAGTATGGTCAAAACCACTGAAAAAAATTATTTCAAATACTAGAGTTTGTAATATTTTATATTTAAAAGATTCAATTAACTATTTATCAGGAATTGAAGAAGATAAAAAATTTAATTATTATGATATAAACTTAAATGAATGTAAAGTTATAACTACTAATAATGATTCTTTATATACAATAAAGAGTAATCAGGATAGTTTTTATAGTAAGGAAAAATTAACTTACTATAGTGATGTAAACAAGTTATTTCCTACACATATAGAATATAATATAAGAGGAGTATCATATACTGGAGGTAATTTACTTAATTATATAGAAACTGATTCTTATTCTAATGTTAAGGTAGATAATAAAATAGTAACATCAAAAGACCCTATAAGAATAAAGTATAAAGAAACACCACATGCAATACTTAATTTTGCTACAGATAATAATCAGGTAGTAACTTTACCTAAACCCTTTGAAACTATATCTATAACACCTCAAGCTAAGTATTTTGTATTTTGGAATGCAGTTAATAGAGGAAGTACTACTTTAAATCAAAGAAGTTATTATAAAGATTCTTATTTATTTAAAGATTGGATGGATGAAAATTCTAGTACTTTTTCTACTACACAGAATCCTTATACAGGAGATAATATTAAAAGTTTTTTAAATAGTGAATATTCAAATATAAATGTTAATAACCGTGATTATTACTATTTAGCAGAGTTATATACTACAAATGATTCTCCATATGAAACTTATACAGGTAATAAAGATATTATCTCTCAATATTCTTTTATTTCTATAGGAGAACCTATAGACCTTGAAGGAAGTGTAACATTAACAGGTAAATATGGAGATACTTATTATCAAAGATGGGATTGTTTAAAGACATTCCCTTATAGTACTGATGATAAGAATCAATATATAGATATTACTTCTTTCTTTGTAGAATCTAGAATAAATCTTGATGGTAGATATGATAAACAAAGAGGGTTAAAATATAACCTTGGAGTACTTAATACTAACTTTAATCTTATAAATAAGTCTTATACTCAGAGAAATAATTTCTTTAATTATAGACAAATAGAAGATGAAGGAGTTAATAATTTCCCTAATCAAATAACTATATCTAAAACTAAAGTATTAGGAGAAGATATAGATTCATGGACTAATATTACATTAGCAAGTGTATTTGATTTAGATGGAGATAAAGGTAAACTTAATGCAATAAGAAAGATTAATAATGACCTTTATTGTTTTCAAGATAGTGGTATATCAAGATTGCTTTATAACTCTAGAGTACAGGTTAATACTTCTGATGGAGTACCTATTGAAATAGCTAATAGTTCTAAGTTGCAGGATAAGCAATATTTATCTAATTCTATAGGATGTCAAAATAAGTGGGCTATTAAATCTACTCCTTCAGGTATTTATTTCGTAGATACTTATAATAAAGAACTTTATAGAATAAATGATAAAGGTATTACTCCTATATCTCAAAATAAGTTTAAAAATTACTTTACTAAATTAAGTCCTAATGTTTGGTCTCCTTCATTATGGAATTATAATAATGCTAAGGATTTTGTAGATTCTATTAAGCTTGAGTATGATAGTACTACAAGTGATTTATACATAATAAATAAAGATACTGCTTTAGCTTATAATGAATTATTAGGAGAGTTTACTTCTTTTTATGATTATGGTTCTGTTTTATATTGGATAAACTTAGAAGATAAAAGTTTACAAATATATAATGATGGAATGTATGAAGCTTATAAAGGAGATTATGGTACTTTTAAAGGTAAAAGAAATAGTTCTGCTGTTATAGAATTTATAGCTAATGGTGACTTTGACTCTGATAAAATATTTGAAACAGTAGAATTTACTACAAATGATATTGCTAAGATTAATAATTGGAAAGCAGATTGTTATCCATTTGATACTCTAGAAGTAAGTAATGAATATCAGAGAGGTAAGAATGAAGCTTCTTCTACTAATGTAAAAAAGAAGTTTAGAACTTGGAGATGGCAGATACCTAGAAATAGTAAAAAGAATGAAGATGGTATTATAACTAATAGAGATAGGATTAGAAATATGTGGGCTAAAATAAGACTCAGTAAAAATTACAGTTCTCCTTTATCTATTTATGATATTAATGTAGCTTACTATAGTTAAATTATAGCAGGATATTAAGTATTTACTTAGTATTCTGCTATTTTTTATTAATTTTATTTGTAGTATTAAATAATTTGTGTATCTTTGCAAAATAAAATAATTAACTATGAGAAAGAAAGATAAGTTATATACAATAAAACAACCTATTAATTTATATCCTGATGGAGGTAACTTGTTAGATTCTTTAACTAATGGCAATGGTCTTAGTTTAAAGAATACCTTTAGAGGTCAAAACTTAATAGATATAGCTAAAGGTGGTATAGGAGCTTTAGGCTCTGTAGTAGGACAAGTAGGTGGAAATCTTATTGGTGGAGGTTTATCCTCTGGAGCAGGTAATACTATTGGTAGTATTGGTAGTACAGTTGGTAGTGCAATATCTTCTGTTAACCCTTTGCTTGGTGGTATAGTATCTGTAGGCTCTGGACTAATAGGAGGCTTAACAAATAGAATGTTTGGCTCTAAGTTAAATCAAGAGAATATTAATCAAGTAAAAGGTAATATATCTTCTACTGCTAATACATCTTTTGGTGGTAGTGCTGATGACTTAATGAGTCAATTATCTGGTGCTTCTATGTTAGGAAATATTAATAGAAGTGATATAGGTAAAGATGGTTGGTTTAGTCATAAAGCTAAGAATCTTACTAATAAATTAAGAGCACAGGCAGAAGCAGCTAATACTAGATTATATAATAATTTTAACCAAGCTGCTGATGTTACTAATGAAAATCAATTTCTTCAGAGTATGTATAATGTAGGAGCATTTGGTGGTCCTTTATTTAAAGAAGGTGGAATTATGATTAAAAAAGAAAATAGAGGTAAATTTACTGAAAGTGCAAATAGAGCTAATATGGGTGTACAAGAGTATGCTAGACATATATTAGCCAATAAGGAAGATTATTCTCCAACATTAATTAAGAGAGCTAATTTTGCTAGGAATGCAGCTAAATGGAATGCTTTTGGTGGAGATTTAAATACTTATGGTGGTACTTATAATGGTGGTCTGGAATATATAGATAATGGTGGTACACATGAGCAGAATCCTTTTAATGGTGTACCTATGGGCACTGACAGAAATGGTACTCCTAATTTAGTAGAAGAAGGAGAAACTATATGGAATGATTATGTATTCAGTAATAGACTTAAAGTACCTGAAATATTAACAGATAAATATAAATTAAGTAAAGATATAACCTTTGCAGAAGCTAGTAAGAAATTAGGTAAGGAAATAGAAGAAACACCTAATGACCCTATTAGTAAAAGAACATTTAATTCCTTTATGCAGGATTTACAACAATCACAGGAAGAAGTTAAAGCTAAGAAGGAATTAGCTAAGGCTAAGAGACAATTTAATAAGTTAAGTCCACAAGAACAATTAGGAATACTTAATGGTACTCCTGTACAAGGAAATAATACTATGTTATCTAATCCTAATGAAATGGCTTCTAATGAACCTCAACAATTTGATAATGGTGGTTGGATGTTTGATAATATGTGGGAAGGAGCACCTGAATATCAGAATAGTTATTTAAAAGGTAATATTCCTTATTATCAAGGTAAAGTAAGTAGCAAGGGTTATAGTGTTAAAGACATAGAAGGTACTGATAACTATAAGAACTTTACTAAGTATGCTTTAACATTACCTGATAGTCATAATTATTGGCAGACATTAAGTAATAAAACAGGTAAAGATGTTACTTATTTGAAAAACAATTATGAGAGACTTAGAAATGATGGTAAATTAGGTTGGGTACATAGAACTCCTAAATTTAATAATATTAGTACTCAAGCTGATACTCCATTTACTATATATCAACCTTTAGATGCACTTGGCAATCAGAAACCATTTAATATGTTATCACCTTATGGTATGGGATATAGTGCAAATGATATAGTACCTTTTAGTGATAGAATAGATGCTAATGGTAATACTGTTATAGATTTAAATAATAAAGAATTTATATCAACAGACACTAAAAAGAAAACTAATAATAAAGAAGATAATGGCTTATTACCTACTTGGATGAGATATGCTCCTATTGTAGGTTCTGCTATAGGAGCAGCAAGTTCTTTATTGAGTAAACCTGATGAAAGTAGTGCTGATGCAATATTAACTGCTGCAAGAGAAGCTGGTCAATATACACCCATATCATTTAATCCTATTGGAGATTATATACAATATAATCCATTTGATAGAGACTACTATATTAATAAGTTAAATGCTGAAAGTGGTGCAACTAGAAGAGCAATAATTAACCAGTCTAGTGGTAATAGAGGCAATGCTATGGCAGGTATATTAGCAGCAGATTATAATGCTCAGAATCAATTAGGGGCATTAGCTAGACAAGCTGAAGAGTATAACTTAGCACAAAGACAGAAAGTAGCAGAGTTTAATAGAGGTACTAATATGTTTAATACTGAAGGTATGTTTAAAGCTGATACTGCTAACCAAGCTGCTAAGATGCAAGCTAGAAGTACCTTATTACAAGGTACTATGCAGGCAGAAAGACTTAGACAAGCTGCTAGACAACAACTTGCAGCAGAGAGAAGTGCTAATCTTACTAATCTGTTTAATAATATTGGTAATATTGGTAGAGAGAATATGAACTTTAATATATTAAATACTAGTGCTGCATTCCCTTGGGCTATGACAAATAAGGGAGAATCTAAGTATAAATCAAGAAAGAGAGGTAACAATGGCTAATTATAGTTTAACAGTTAATTCTACATTTAATCCATACTCCTTACAGGAGCTACTTCCTATATATCAAGCTAATGCTCAAGCACAATATCAAGCAGAAGAAGCTTTCTCACAATTACAGATGAAAGCAGACCAATGGGAAAAGTTAGCTAATAATGCACAAGATGCTGATGTTTATAGTAAGTATAAATCATATTCAAATCAATTAAAGGAAGCTGCTAATGATGTACTTAATAATGGTATTAATGCTGCTAGTAGAAGAAACTTAATGAATATGAGAGCACAATATGCTAGTAACATAATACCTATTGAAGAAGCTTATAATAAGAGACAACAACAAGCTCAAGTATTATGGCAAGCTAGATTGCAGGACCCTACATTAATTGCCCAAGACCCTAGTGAATTAGGTCTTAGTTATTATATGAAGAATCCTACTTATACTCCACAAAGTTATAGTGGTAAGTTATTAACTGCACAATCAGCACAAGCTGCACAGAATTTAGCTAAGACTTTAAGTAGCTATGGCAAGGGAGAACCTATTGATAGTTATACTAATACATTTATACAGAAACATGGTTTAACTAGAAATGATATACAGAAGTATCTTAATGGAGAAACTACTGCTACTAATAAAGTATTAGGAGCTATTTATCAACAGGTTTATGATTCTAGTCAAATAGGTAACTGGGCTAATGAAAATCAAAGAAGACAAGCAGCTAACTTTATTAAACAAGGTATGTGGTCTGCTATAGGTCAAGATACTGTTCAAGCTATGGAGAACTTTGAAGCTAGAGAGAATTATAAGTTCAATCAACAACTGGCTTTATTACAAGCTCAGCAGCAACAAACAAATGATAATTTACCTATAAATCCTACACCTATTTATACACCAGAAGAACAGAAAGAAGCTGATGAAATGAGAGAGAAATATAAACAGTATTTCTATACTAAGAATGGTAGAACTTATTTAAGTCAGAAAGGTAGAGAAGAATATGAAAAACAAACTACTACTAATGAACCTGTAAAGTATGATTCTAAAACAGGTAAATGGTACTATGTAAGAAGTTCTATGGTACATAGTGGTATGCAAGGAGAAGTATCAGGAAATAAACAATATGTAGCAAAAGGTGCTAAAATAGAATATGATGGTAACACTCCAGTAGTTAAAATTAATACTGGACAATCTCAATTTAGAAGCTTATTAGATTCATTAGGAGCGCAGAAATACTTAGGTAAAGGTAAAAACTGGCAACCTGGAAATATAGGTAATTTATGGAGTAAATATATAAGTACTGGAGTTAAAGGTGATGCTAAGAGATTTATGGAGTATAACTATGCTCTTAATGAAGACCAACAAAAAGCTTATAAAAATGCTATTATAACAGCTAACTTAGGTAATGATAAAGTATATGAATCTAAATTTAATAGAAAGACTCAAAAATTTGAGAGAGGTAATTCAATAGATTTATCAGATTTGGCTACTGATGAAAATAAATATACTATTACTGATATTAGAATGAGTACATTTGGTAATACAGCTATTGTTCAAGATAAAAAGAAGGGTAAAGTTTATAGAATAGCATTACCTAGTGGCATTAATTATGTGAATGAAAGACAAAGGGATGCCGCTTTACAAGCTGCTAAACAAGCATCAGAAATAGTTTATACTAAAAAATTACCTAATGGAAAGGCTGCTACTCAAACAGAGATAGCACAAGCTGAACAAGATTATAAAAATGCAATTAATTATGCTTATTTATATCAGTCACAGTTAGGTATTCAAAATACAACAAAAACACAGGAATATAGTCCTCAAGGTTACTAATTAAATATTAATTAATATGGTAAAATTTAAACAGCAAAAGCCAGCAGATATAACAAAGACTGGGTTACAGAATTGGAGACAATTACAACAACAGAATGCTATGAATCAAGCTGGTGTAAGTGATGATTATAATAATTGGAGAAATCAAGCTTTTGCCTTTAGAGGTAACAGTTTATATAATGCTAGAGAGGCTGCACCACAAGTAGTGCAGTCTCCTCTCTATAATACTAATACTAAACTAGGGGAATCAATGTTTGATGAAGATGTTTATTCTTCTGAACAGTTTCAAAATGCATCAGATGTAAGAGCAGAAAATCAACCTTGGTATGCTCAATTAGGTGCTGGTATTGCTAAAGGTGCAGTACTTGCAGGTACTACTTTTCTTGATGGTACTATGGGTTTATTATATGGTGGTGCTAAAGCTATAGAAGATGGAGATGTAAGTAAATTATGGGATAATGATTTCTCAAAAGCTATGCAATCTATAAATGATTGGTCTGAAAGAGAATTACCTAACTATTATACTTCACAGGAGCAGGATGCTAGTATATGGGATAAATTATTTACAGCTAACTTCTGGGGTGATAGCTTTATTAAGAACTTAGGATTTACTGTAGGTGCATTCTATAGTGGTGGTTTAGAAGCAGGAGCTATAAGAGGTTTAGGTAGATTAGCTATGACTGGAGCAAAGAATTTAGGTGCTACTATAAGTACTATAAAGAATATTGCTCAGACTTCACAGGCTACTGCTTCAATTTTAGGTTCCTTTACCAGTGCTGTTAATGAAGGTAGAATAGAAGCATTAAATAATAGTAGAGAATATTATAAAGCAGTATCATCTGATTTACTTAATCAGCATAATGAAAGATTAAAATCCATACAAGATAATTATTACGGTACTGAAATGTATAATAATCTTGTAGCACAGGAAAATGATAATTATAATAAAGCTATGACTAAATTATCTGAGGATAGAGTTCATATGGGTAATGTAGATTTAGCTTTGAATATTCCTATACTTACTATATCAAACTTAATACAGTTTGGTAAGATGTATGGTAGAGGATTTAAAACTGCAAGAAGAGCACAACAGATAGAAGAAAATATTGGGGGTAGAGGAATAACAGGTACTTTAGGTAAATATGCACCTAAGACTACTAAGAGTGAAATATATACTGCTGCATTAAAAAATCCTATATCAGAAGGTATGGAAGAAGTTAATCAGCAGTTAGCAAGTAATATATCTGCTGATTATTATAAGACTGATGTAAATAACTATTATAAAACACTTACTGACCCTAATAATAGACAGGAGGCTAATTCTTGGTTAAAAGCTTCTATGCAAGCTTTTACTGAAACTATGGGAGACCAATCTACTTGGGAACAATTCTTAGTAGGTGCTATGACTGGTGCTATGGGTATGCCTAGATTTAGGTCATTTACTAAAGAAGGTAAATTCCAAAGTCCTATTACTATTGAAGGTGGTATTGTAGGAGAGTATAGAGATGTTACTCAGAGAATTGCTAGAGAACAAGCTATAGCAGATAAACTTAATGAAAGAGTAAATTCACCTGAATTTAAAGCTTATTATGATGGTTATGTAAGACATCAAGGTTTCCAGAAAGCAATGAATAATGCTACACAAAACAATGATGAATTTGAATTTAAGAATGCAGAGAATTCACAATTAATATCAGATATAACTATGTTTGATAGTGTAGGTAAACTTGATGATTTAGTTGAAATGATTAATCAGGGTCTAGGTGATACTTCCAATGAAAACATAGAATCTATTATTAAAAATACAGGTAGACAAGTATCTAAGGATGAACAGGTAAATCAACTTACAGAACAGTTAAATGCTAATCAACAGGCACAAGCAAACACTAATGATGCTAGTGAACTTACTAGATTAAAACAGGAAGAAGTAGATATTCAACATAAAATAAATACTGCAAAAGATTATTATATAAGTCCTTATACTGATGAGAATGGTAATAAGTTATCTGATGAAGAAATAACTAATCAGATGAATAAAGCTAAGACTGAATTCTTAGATAAGATTAGTGAATATAAACAGACTAAAAATGATTTAATTGAAGCTTCAAATAATACATTAAGTGATGAACAGTTAAATGAGCTTATCTATTTAAAGAGTAGTCTTAATGACTGGAAAGAAAGAGGTTCTTCTATCAGAGATAACAATAAGAGTACTATATCAAAGATTATTAAGCAGCTTACTGATGTAAGAACTGTACTTAATGATAATAATACTAAACTTACATCTGAGAAAGATGCTAAGGAATATAATAGTAATAAGAGAAAGCTTAATGATATAGAAAATACTATAAAAGTATTAGAGTTATTCAATAATAGTGAGAATCCAGATTTACTTATATCAGATAAGAGTCTTAATGTAAAATCTCTTAAAGATATAGCAAAGAATTCTTTAGGTATTGATGCTGATGAATATAATAGATTTGATAAGGATTTAAATGACTTAATTAAAATAGGTAAAGCAAGAAAGTCATATAAGGAAAAACTTATTGAATATATGCTTAATCCTGGTAAAATAGATGAAGCTCATGCTAATATAGATAATCAGAATCAAAGAAAACAGAAAGACTTAGATGTAAGAAGAATACTTGATAAAGTTAACAATGCTACTACTTATAAGGATATTGATGATATATTTAAAGAAGAGAATATTGAAGATGCAAGTATATTAACTAATAATAATACTGAATTAGGTAGTACTTATGCTAAGTCTAAAAGCTTTATGAATAGTGTTAATAATGCTATTGATAAACTTGATATTGATGATGAAGATAAAGCACAACTAAAGACTTATGCACAAGAGAAATATAATAATAGTACTTCTTATGAAGAGTTAACTAATCCTGATTATCAGATAACAGATAATGAAGATTTATTGACCAATGATTATTATACTCAGCAGTTGAATAATGCTATGGTTGCTGCTATTAAAGATATGTCTGATAAACAGTCTATTCCGGATGATAAGGAAGTAGAGCATTCAAAGTTTACTATTGATACTAATGGTGAGAAGACTGGTGCTGATGATAATTCTACTGCTCCTGTACAGGAGAAACAGGATATATTATCACCATTAAGAACTGTAACAGAAAATATTAATAGACCTAATGCAAAGAATTTCTGGGATAAAGCTAATAAGATTATAGATAATTATAATAGTAATAAAGCTACATATGAAGAAGTTAGAAAAGCTATTGAAGACTTATATAACTTATATGCTAAAGAAGTAGATGCTAAGACTAGAGATACTCTTTATGAAGAAGTAAATAAAGTACTTAATAGTATCCAACCTGATAGACCAGTGTTAACTGAGAGACAAGAGAATACTAATAACTTGACTGAGTTAAAAACTGATGTAGAAAATGTAGAAAAGTCAGCAGAAAAGTATTATTATAAACCTGCTATTTCTGAATATGCAGCTAATACATTTACTAATTTTGATGTAGCTAATCCTAATTATAAGGATATTTATCAGTATTTAGTTAGTAAAGGTGCATTTGATTATGTTAATAAAGGTAACTTAAAAGTAGGAGATGAACTTACTTTAAAGTATGAGAAGATAGGTAATTATGATGAAGTAGTAATGTATCATAATGACCAAGTGGTAGGTATATTACCGTCTACAGCTACAGCTATAAAAGGTAATTATGTAGGTCTTAAAAATGTTAGAGAAAGAGTAATAAAAGGAGAAGAAATAAAACTTAATGTCTCTAAAATTATGTTGGGTCAGTTTAAATATACTGAAGACCAGACAAGACCTATTAAAGACCTTATGAATGGTACTCCTATACAGTTAGGTATAGTTAGTAACAGAGAGTTAATAACCAATAAGGATTTAACTACTGAGAAACCTTATAATAGAAGTCAGGCTGATGGTAAGGTATATTTATTATTAAAGAATAGTAGAGGTACATATTCTCCTAAACCTATTAGAGTAAAGCACTTCAATGAAGAAGAATTTGATTTAAATAAATTAAAGGATACTAATAATTCTAGAGCAAGAGAAATACATAGAATTATTGATGAATTAAGTAAGACTACTAATCCTGATAAGTGTACTGAATTATTCATAGATTTATGTCAGCAATTATATTTACCTAATAGCTTCCATATGAATATATTCAGCTATAAAGGTACTATATTCCTATCTCTTAAAGGTGGTCCTCAAGGTACAAAGAATATTAACTTAGAGAATAATACTGGTAGCTTTATATTAAATGTAGATGGTTCTATTGGAGGTAGTGCTGCTACTCAGACAGACCCTACTCATGTTTATAATGAAATACTTAAATATTTATATTCATTAAATACTCCTTTTAATATTGATAAGAATGAGATTAATAAGGGAGATTATAATGAGAAATTAGTCAATGATGATATACTTTATACTCACTTAGTAGATACCCAAATGACTAATAGTTGGTTTACTACTAATTATTATGATGAAGAGGGTAATCAGAAAGATGCTATTAATCCTAAAGGTACATTCTCTCCTACAGGAAATAAGGAAGGTATTAAAGTAACATTAGGTAAGAATACTTACTTTGTAAGAGATGGTAAAATCTATGATAGTAGTGAAAGTGTTGTAGTACCTAAAAGAGCTAATTTAATATTTGATTTAGCTGCTGCTTATGAGCTTAATGGTAGTGCAGTAAATGGTCCTTATATCTATAATGGTATTACTAAAGTTAATGGTCATTATATGGATGTAACTCATAAATCTTATGCTAATGAAAAGCAGAAACAGATGTATGAAGATAATATGAATAATAGACCTACTGTTATAGATAGAATGAATCATACTTTAAATAGATTAAAGGAAGACCAAGCTAAAGTTAAGAGATTAGATAATGGAAGACCTGATAATACTATTGAAGGTAGAGAAGGACATATATATCAAATACTTGAAGAAGATGGTCAATATCATGAGTATGAAGGTGTACATAATGTAATAGGTGAATCTTGGAAGAGAGATGAGAATCAAACTCCTAATACTTTAGCTTTACAATATGGTCAGGAATTTGATGATTTAATGAGACAATCTTTTGAAGGAGACATTGATGCTATACAGAAGCCAGATAATATGTCTAATGAAGTATTTGAAAGATTTAAATCAAGAGCTAAATCATTAAAGGAATACTTTGATAATAATGGTGAAATCCCTATTGCTAATGGTATAGTTGTATTTAATAAGATTGGTGATAAGAGAATTGCTGGAGAGTTAGACTTGTTGACTTATAATAAATATACAGGAGAATTTAGATTCTATGATTTCAAAACATCTAAGTATAGATTCTATACTGATGAAGGTAAACTTGATACTCATTATACTACTGTATGGCATAATAGACAAATAAGAAGTACTCAAGAGCAATATACTAGACAATTAAGTGCTTATAATGATTTATTTACTAGTAGATATGGTACACCTGTAGTTAATATGGCTTTAATACCTTTAATTATCAATTATAATGATAAAGGTGTTACTGCATTTAATGCAGAACCAACAGTCAATATTACTTATCAACCTAGTGAATTTATGCAAGGTACTACTGTAAGTACTCCTAAAGTAGATAATAATACTATTCCTGCAAGTAATGTTAAAACATTAGAATTAAGTCCTACTAAGAAAGTTAAAGTAGATATAAGTACTTTACCTGTAGTAACTACTATTAATGGTAGTGAAATTAAAGCTTATATAGAAGAAGTTAAATCTACTAATAATTCTACCAAGAAAATTACTACTTTCTATTCCCCTTATATGGTATTTCCTAATGGTGAAGTTACTTATATGAATGGTAGAAGAGAGCTTCTTACTAGTGAAGAATTAGAAGAGAATAAGAAAACTTGGGCTAGTACTATACAGGCTAATAAAGCTGCATTTATTCAAGCAGGTATAGTTAATGCTAAACCTCAAGAAGAAACTAGACCTATAGTACAAAATAAAGGTTTTAATAATTACCAATATGATACTGAAATGACAGTTTATGGTAATACTTCTACTTTAGATAGAATAGAAGGTAATACTGCTATTTATAAAGATAAAAATGGTAATGATTCTATTATATTAGCTGCTTCTTCTGATAACTCTTATATTGGTATATTTAAAGATAATACTGGTAATTGGAGTATTAAGATGGAGAATAAAGATGGTAATAAGAACTTTAAAGCACAATTAAAAGAAGCTTTTGATTTATTACCAGTAGGAGCTAAAATATATGAACATACTTCTATTTCTGTTGATGGTTTAAGAGTATTTGCACAGCAATTAAATCATGGATTTAGTTTAAGCAATGAAACATATGAAGTTAGGGTAAATGCAGGAGATAGAAATAATGTATTTGGAGTAAATGCTAATTCTGATATGCCTTTATTAGGTCAAGGAGTTAAACCTATGAAGGAAATTAGACAAATATTAAAACCTTATCTTGATAAGTTTGGTGTATCTACTAGAGATGTATTCTCAGAAGAAGGAGTTATAGGTATTTCTAATATACCAATGTTAGTAAAAACAGGAATTCAAGTAAAATCTAAACCTGATGATGCTACTCCTACAGGACCACAGAGTGCTGAGGAAGATTTATTAAAGGCAATGAGTTTACTCAATACTTATAATAAGGAAGCTCCTGATGGCACATTGGGTAAAGAAGAAATAAAGCCTAGAACAGATATAGAAGAACAAACTGGTAGAAATGCAGATGGTAATATTACAGTAGATAATCCTGAAGCATTAAAGAAGTGGAATGAATTAAGTGATGATACTAGAGACTTACTTAAACTTATGAATATGAATGAAACAGATTGGAATAACATGTTACCAAAGCAAAGAGAATCAGAACTTAATTGTTTAAGCTAAAATAAAAAAGGGAGAAGGTGTAAACCTCCTCCCTTATTTTTTTATTTATACCATCTTGCTGGTTCATCTGGATTTAATGAATTAACAATCTGTTTTCTGAATGGCAATAAATCTAAACCTATTTTTTCTGCTTTTGTATATCCTTTATAGATACCACTATTAACAGTAGTTGTATATACAGATGGGTCAACTAAATTTAGTACCTTTCTTAATTTATTTATATAAGACATTGATGCAAATGGAGAACTAAAAAACTTTAAACCTTCATCAAGCATTGAAGGACTAGGTAATAATACACCCATATCAGTTCTTAATCTAAGTAAAGCATAACTTGACATTCTTGCAAACCAAGGTTTATGTTTACCATCATCACCTCCTGCTACACCTAATGCAGCAATAATAGCATATAATGACCAATAGAAACCTAATTCAGTAAGACCCTTCTTTATATTACCCTTCTCAATATCAGATAAATGTTTCCATTGCCTGATAATATCAAACTCTGATTGTTTAAGGTCTTTCATAGATTGATATATAAATCTACCCATAGTCATATAATAACCTTCAGTATAATCTTGTAAATCATAATTATATTTACCTCTACCAAATCTATTAAGATATAAAGGTCTCATCCAGTTTCTATAGAACATTATAAGTCTTCCTGCTGCTCTTTGTTGTAAAGCATTTTTATCTTCATCATTGTAGATACCATAATTCATATTCTGAACTGCTCTATTTTGATTACTGAATTTAATAATATCTGCTCTAGTAAAATCACTACCATCCATCTTGGTAATACCTGGTTTTATCTGTAACTTAGCACCTAATTTAGGTTTATCTTTATTAATAGGAACTACTTCCAAAGCATCCCATAAATCAATAGAATTACCATTTTTATCCTTTAATTTATATCTTAATGCTAAAGCAATAGCAGCTCTATGTTGTACAAAATGGTCTCCTGCACTGGTAGTAAACCAAAGAGCATTACTATTAAATAATCTTGAAGCCCAAGTCTTTCTATTCCATTGTACATCTCTTACACTTGACTTATAATTCTGAGGAACATTGAATAATTCACTGAATAAGGCAAGTTTATTAGTCTTTATTCTATTACCAAATTCTCCTAAGAATGCAGGTAATTCCTTAGCATATATAGCTTCTGCTTTAGTTAACTCTGAATGATTAAAGAATTTACCACTAGTAGCTTCAATTCTATCAATAGTTAAGTTCTGTAATAAGTTAGCAGTACCAGTAAGAACACTTAAAGCTGTAGTACCTAATGATGTCATTCTATTCAAGAAATCTGCACCTTTAGCTACATCTACTTTACCTAAAGAACCTTCATCTTTATGAGTAATACCATAGACTTGCATTTCCATAAATGTATTTAATTTCTGCATAAAGTATGTAGAATCTCCTTTCTTAGTAAGTACATTATGTATCTGTCTTCCTAACACATTAAAATGTTCAGTCTTAGTTTTATTACCTTCTGTCTGATTAACTCTTCTTTCTGCTAATACAAGTCTTCCTACTTCAAGAGTATCAATAACTTCATTCATTCTATTAAAGTCATTTACCATAGCCATATAAGCTATCATAGATGATGTAGTATCAAGAGATAAGTCATTCATATCCTGTAAATCCTTAGTATAATATACTGGTAATCTCATTACCTGATTACCCTCAAAATCCATTACTACAGATTTATCAAGATACTCAACATCATCTTCTCTTCTTACAAGAGAATCTTTCATATTCTCCCAGAAGTATTTACCTTGACTAGATAATGAAGAACCAGTAAATCTCTGTAAGAAATCTCTTCTTATCTGAGGAGCTTTACCTACAGATACACTAGAAGAATTAGGTAATACACCATCAAGTTTAGACTTTAATTCCATCATATAACTATGATATTCTTTCTGTGCTTCTGTAAGTTTATTCCAAGCAGGATTAGCATACTTTTCTATAAGAGGTCTTCTATTACCAAATTTATCTTTATAAGTGTTTTCTTTATACCACTCATTGATTTCATTATCTCTTGCAATCTTTTCAAAGCCTTCAGGATTATCCCCATATTTCTCTTTTAACTTTTTAAAGAATGTATTCTTAGCATTCTTATATTTACTCCACCAAATCTTTTGTACAAAATAACCTGTAAGATTACCCTCTTCATCTCTTTCATACATAAAAGAAGTATCAGTTACTCCTCTGTCTTCAAGTTCTTTAGCTTTAGCTTGAATTTCTTTAGCCATTTCAATAGTATCAAGTCTAGCTTCCCCTTTCTGCTTCTTTACAACTTGGTCATAAATCTGTAACATAGGGTCAGAAGAATCTGCCATTGAATCTAACCATCTATCAGCTAAGGTAATATCTCTATCCATAGAAGTTACTAATTCTTCTGCTGTATAAGTTTTCTTATATCTATCTCTACCAATAGTTATAGCTAAACCATCACCAACAAATGGTCTTATAAATTCAGTAAACTTATCTTTGGCTATCTCATAGAAATCTGATGATAAGTCTTTTATTATAATATCATTCTGATTAAGAATACCCTTAATATTTTCTTTAATACTATCATCTCCTTCTCTAGAAGCTTCATTCATCTGTTTTCTAATGTCATTCATAATGACACCATATGAATTAAGATAGTTCCTTACATTTCTAAGAGCCTTAAATTCTTCTTCTTTTGATAATTCACCACTACCAATTTTAGCCATTCTCTTTTCAAGATTACCAAGAACACTAAGACTATTATCCATATATTCAAGAATACCTTGTATCTCCTGATGATTCTGTAAATCAGCTTGTAATTTATTAATAAACACTTGTTGAGCAGCACCAAAATCTTTCTTATCACCATATACTTTCAATCTCTTTAGCTCTTGTTCAAGAATTCTTTCAAGTATCTTAGCTGATTTATTAACATTACTTGTAAGATTATATAACTTAGTATTATGTTCTTTAGTACTAATGTTCATAGTATATCTGTTATTTACTATATCATTAGCTAAATTATATACTTGAACTTTAACTTCATTAATTATTTTATCAATATCATCAGTATTCTTATCTTTGAATTTATCTTTTACTTGATTAAGATACCTATCAAATAATCTTTTATTAGGATTAAATACTTCCTTATCATTAAGTACATCAGCCATAATCTTACCTAATGCTTCTACAGCCATTAAGTCAAGATTATTATTGTACTTATTCATATAATCTTGATATGTATCTCCAAAGATTCTCTCAAGTATATTCTCATCACTAAGTATATTAGTTATTCTAGCTTTTAATGGAGTATTTACTGCTTCTATTGCAAAGTGAGCAAATTCTTCAGGTAATACATCTTGACCTCTTTGTCCCTTAGCTACTCTAATTAAAGTCTTTAAGCCATTAGCAGTAGTTATTGCACAATCAAAATCTGTTATACCATTAATTCCTTGCTTTTCTTCAAGTTCACTTAATGCACCAACTCCTATACCCCAGTCAGATAATAGTCCTTCTAATCTCCTATTTAACTTACTATTGAATTCAATCTTATGAGCTATATCTTCTTTATTTTCTCTTATAGGTTTTATAGAAAGTTTTACTTTATCTTCTACAGTATCTACTGTTGCAAAGAACTTACTTCTATAAGGACTATTTCTATTAAATGACACAGCTTGTTCCTCTAGATTCATTACATTAGTATAATTTCTAGCTACAGGACTATTATGCTGATTCAAATTTTTTAGCTGGCTAAGCTCATCTTTAAGACCATCCAAGCCAACTTTATACATCAGGTCTTCCATCAATGGATTACCTTCATTATCATATCTAACATTTGGAAATGTTTTACTAAACTCTGGAGATTTAACTCTCTGCCAGTAATATAATGCTTGTTTAGTATTTCCAAAATAACTTTTTAATTGTGTAAATAAAGAGGGGATATTCCCCTCTTTATTTGTTGGTATAAATGTACATTTACTCATATTAAAATCTTGCTATTACATTATCACAGAATTTATTTCCTTGTTCATCCTCTGTTATAGGAGGAAGTTGCTCTAGTTTATCAATAGGTTGTGATTCAGTATAACCATTTTCAGCAGCTTTCTGTTTAATTACAGCAAGTAAACTTGCTTGTGCAGATTGCTGTTGTTCCATAACAAAATTAGCCATATCTTGATTATCTGTAATATCTGTATTATCAACATAATCATTAAGATTAGCTTTATATGCTTGTGGTTTAGGTACTACTGATTCCATATCTTCACTAGCATTACTATCATACTCTACATATTGATTCTTTACTCCTAAAGGTTGTATTCTTTGATAAGAGGCTATTAAATCTTTAGCTTCATTTACTCTTTCAAAGTATAAATCAGCCCCCTTATAATTAATATGAACATAAGGTAAATATTCAGGAGCACTTTTATCATCAAATGGTTTAGCAATTTTTTTATCATCCATAGATGAATTGAAATCAACTTTAACATCAAAATTTTCTGTTTCAAGATTAACTTCACTTACATAAGATGCTCCAGTAATATCTGGTACTAATGTTCTATCATCTAAATGATTTCTAAAATATTGACCTATAAAAGTAGTTACATCAGCTTTCTCAAAGTACATATCTTCAAGAGTTTCAATATAATTACCAGTATTCTCTTTTACTGCTACAGGAGCTAAATGACTAAATCCATTAGGACTAAAACCTAATCCCTTATAATTGCAGTAAAGAAATAACTTAATAGCCATATCCCTACATTCATCATTAATGTTCATAAGTGTTTCCCAACTTCTAATATAGTCTTGCTTCTGTATATCAGTAATTCTACCTACATTACTAAAGGTAAGAGATGGTGCTGGATTATATTTAGTAAACTTATTATATTTTACTCTGTTTATAATAGGTAACTGAGATAACTCTGGATGAGCTTTTTTGAAAGCATCAAACTCAGCAGGGAATTTAGTAATATAATATTTTCTTTCAGATATAGGATTACCTTCCTCATCTTTATAATTATATTCACTAGTTTCTGCTAGCATATAACTAATAAAATCATTATATATACTATTTCTCTGCTTTTCATTTAAATTACCATATCTAGTCATATCTTTTATAGTACTTATAATACTGGTATAAGTATTATTATAGTATGGAAAATACTTATTAAATAACTTCTCAGTAGATTCTACACCATAAGTAAAGAATGCCTGTAATATAGGTAATGGACTATTAATAATACCTTCTTCATTTAAATTAAATGAAAGTAATCCTAATGTTCCTGTAAGAGAGTAATTAGCATCTTTTATAGGAGCCATCAATAATTTTTCAACTTTCTCAATATTAATTATATCTGAAGAGATATAAGGTCCTGCTCCACCATTTTGAGTATCAGCTCTAGTAGCATTGGTAAATTCATTCAAATCACCTGCTAATTTATTAAGTCTTGCAAACATAAAGCCTACTTTTAATTGATTAGCATAGAATTCATGACCTTCACTAGTATTAGCTGTATCTGCATCTTTTCTTGCTATAATATTGCTTGCTAAGTCTTCATCTTTAAAATTATAATCTTCTATTTTAGTATAGTAACTATTAACATTTGTGCCATTATTATAATTTTTATACTTATTAATAGTATTAATAATGGCTTCTGCTAATGATACTCTATTATTCTGTACTTCTTTTACTATATCTCTTACAATAGGTTGATTAATTATAAGTGACATAGTATTAATTCCTACACCCATTCTTAATAATGCAAATGCACTAGAAGCAGTAATTTCATTGAAGTTCATATCACCTGCAATAGGGTCCTTTGCATTATCTACAAAGGCTGCCAAGAAACTAGCAATATTTCTGGTAATAAATTCACCATCTACATTCTTAATATCATGTAAAGAGTTATATTTATGACCATTAAATGTCAACTGATATTCACCTTTAATACCAAGTTTAGTCTGCTGCATTAATGCATGAGAAGCATTATTAGTAGCAGCCATAGGGATAAGAGATGCACCAGACATATTTCTTTGATGAAGAGTAACCCAAGTAGTAGGTACTAATGGATTAAGTTTTTCCTTATATTTATCTGCTAAATCATCAAGTTCATCAAGACTAAGTTTCTCAAGTCCTTTTAAACCTCCTAATTTAGTAAGAGTTTCTTTATCAACATTATATAAGATAGTATTAATTCTAGCAGCCTTTTTTGGTTTATCAAAACCACCAGGTTCTAGAATACTCTTAGCAGTATCTTTATGTGATAATACACTCCACATAAGGTCAATCATCAAAGAATCTCTTTGTTTCTTACTATTAGCCTTTGCATTATTATAAATACTTAACTTGTCATTTCCTTCTATTTTATCAAAGTCATAGTCATATGTACTAAAAGAACTATTTATTAAGTACTTGGATTTGTTCTTATTAAACCATTCAGAGAATCTTGCTTGAGCAGTTTCAGATAAATTATATCTCTTGACATTATTATCTTTTAACCAGCCTTTAAATTCTTCTGCTAAATCATTTAAATCCTCAGAATCTAAAGATTCTCCTTCAGTTTGTTCAGCAATATATTGCTGTAAAGCCTCACCATAATTCTTATCAATTTCTTCAAGAATATCTTTACTTGATTCTAATTGATAAAAATCATCCCAAGCTTTCTTAATGTTATAGTTATTCTTAGTAAATAAACTATGAAACATTACATAAACTTTATCAACATCATAGTCACTTCCTGCTAAAGAAGTAATCTCTTTAGGTAGTATAATTACACTACCTACTTGTCTAGGTAAGAATCCCTTTATTCTAATATGTTGCATAGAATATTTATCCTCAGTAGGAACTCTATAACCTATTACTTCTCTATACTTTTCTGGTACTATATAATTACCTTTACTATCCTTTTTATTAATATCAAGTTCATGAGTATTAGGGTCTAGTAAAGCATTATATAATTCTTCTGTTGGACAAGGAAGATAAGCTTCAAAATATTTAATAGAACCATCTTCATTGTAAACAATTTGAGGTTGTTTACTTTCATCAAGACCAAAAGGAGAAGCTTGAATTAAAGCACCACCATTAATCTTCTGCTTAGTAACCCTATTCTTCAATATACTGTTAAGTAATGCCTGTATTCTTAAAGTCTGTGAAGGGTCTATAAGAGGAATATTAAAGTTACCATTCTCATCAAGAGTTAATGCTCTAATTAAGTCTGTTCCATATCTAGGATTACTTCTTACTTCTCTTATAAGTTCTTTCTCAACTTCATGAATATCATTAAACTTATCAGATACTTCCTTAAAAGCTTCTTGAATATTAGCAGTATTGATAACATTAAAATAATTCATCCATTCTTCCTGTGTAAATTCCCTATCTTTATATTTTAATTTAAAGTTAGGGTCTCTATTAGGATTCATATCAGAACTAATTAATCTTCTAATCTGAGTACCTACAAGTTGTACTTTATCAATACCATGTTCAGGAGTAGATGTCTGAATACCATAATCATTATAATCAAATTCATGTACTACATTTGGATTTTCTTTACCATTAAGCCTGGTTACATTTTCCAGGACAGCCATAGTAGAAGCATAATTTGTAGCATCATTAAGATTAATTGTACCTTGTAAGCCATCCTTTACAGCACTTTCAAACATAGCAGAATCTATATTATTCTTTACCATAAAGTCATTAAGAGCTTGCAATTTACTTGAATGAAGTATTTGACCAAACATTGCTCCTGTAAGGAGAAGGAACTCAGAATTTTTATGTTGAGTAGGAACTTTCATAATTCCACCCATACCATCAGGTTGATTCTTCTGAGTATAAAGATATGGTTTTCTTGTATTCCAAAGTACTAAGAAATCACTTGCAGTCCACTTATTATTCATAATATTATTGTAGGCTGTTTCTTCTGCATCAGACCACATACCTGCCATAATTTGAGTAGACCTAAATGATGGTAATGTATTATAAGCTTGTGCATCTGCTACATTGACTTTATTAAATATAGACATAATAGCAGCTTTATCATAAGCAGTAAAGGCATCATCCTTATCTTTAACTCTGACTTCAAGTATCTCATTAATACTATCCATACTATTAGCAGGAAGAATATTATCTTTAAGATAAATAACTCTTCTAGTAGTTCTTCTACTTCCATCATTGTTTACTAATACTGGTTTACCATTCCAAGTAGCAAGAGTATTAAGTCTTTCTGCTGGTGCATGGTCTTGCTTATTTCTCTTTTGGAAGTCCTCAAGATTTTTATAATAAGCTAAATCAGTAGTTGTAAGTTCAATAAACTGAGAAGTAAAATAAGTACTATTCCAGAACCATTCTCTCATTCTATCATTCATTCCTTCCTCAGAATAAACATTTACATGCTTAAATCTAGCATTCTTCTCTGTACCAATTCTATCATAAAGACCAATATCCTTATAGTGTTGAATAGCCTCTTTAAATCTACTATCCATTATAGACTTAATAGTATTTTTAATTAAGTTATCAACTTCATCTATAGATATCTGTTTAGCTTCATCTATAGCTTGAAGGAATGTCTTACCACTTTGACCTTTCTGATTTAATTCAGGGAAGAACTTAAATTCTGCACCTCCCATCTTTTTACCATTCATATCAAAGTTAGCAATAGGGTCTATATGATTATTTGTAGTAGCTCTTTCTTTAACAAGATTAATTCTATCAATTTCCTGATATACTAAGTCTTTAAACTTATCAAGTAACTTCTCTTCATACCCCTTCTTATATCTCTTGAATTTAATAAACTCAGCAGATTGTGCATCAGATAACATAGGTACTTGATAATAACCATAGGTTTCACTTCCACTTCTATCTGCTGCACCAGTCATATACATATTATATAAGGCTAATGTAGCATCTAAATCTGTCCAAGCATTATATTCTTTTCTATTATATTGAAGGAGTACTACATGCTTTAAATTACTTCTTACTTCTGCATTATTTTCAATTTCTTCTAATATACTATTTCTCCATTTACCATTCTTATTAAACCAATTACATACTCTATAATCATCAAGAACCTGTTTATAAATATCTTCTCTTTGTAACTTCTTAATAAGAGTTGTTACATAAGAAGGATTGATATGAGCATACATAGTTTTATCACCTTGTCTTACACTAGATTCAATAGTATCTTCATCTACTTTATTGATTACCTCTGCAATATTATTAAAGGCAGTACCATGAATATTAAGTAAGTCTATATATTCACCATCTTTAACTTTCTCATTACCTTTATTTAAGTCATAATAAATAGTTCTTAAATTACTTAATAAGACATTAACTGCTGGTTTGAAAGCTTTATTATCTAAGTTAAACTTTAATGCATTTTCAAGTGTTTCTGAATCTACACTAGCACCTAACATATTCATAGCTTTCTTAATTCTTGCTATATTTTCATCAGTAAGATTTTCAGCAATAGTTTCTCTGTCTTCAAATATATCAAGTAATTCATTAACTAAATCAAGACCTACTTTAGCATTCTTTAATTGAATGTCTCCATTCTTATCATATATACTATCTGTAGTAAGAACATTACCATATTCATAGTTATCTCTCCATTCATCAAAATAATGTGAAGTACCTTCTGCACCATTAATAGACATTACTTTAGTACTTGTAGAAGTATCACTATTAGTACTTACTTTCTGAATAAAGTAATTGACATAATCCTTTCTATATGCTCTATAAAACTCAGTAAACAGTTGATTATCATTATTTAATTCATTAATAATCTGCTTTACCCAAACCTTCTTTTTACTAAGTTGTTCAAGCATAGGAATCATATCTTCAGCACTAATCATATTTCTAAGAGCCTGTATTAATTCTGAATGTACATAACCTGCATTAAGATAGATATTATCTCCTAAATCATCTCTATCAACATTGCCTGTAGAATCATATCTTACCATATTACCTATGGCTTGTCTAACTCTAGCAGTAAGACTATCAAAAGTAGCTACCTGTCTAACATCAGTCATCCATCCATCTTTCAAAGATTCTTCTTTCTCAAATACATCTCCTTGATTAGTTTGTTTACCATCCTCATTGAAAGTATCACTATTCTCTTGAGTATTAAGTACAAAGTTACTATTTAAGTTAACAGAAATACCCTCAGTTAATGCTAAGTTTCCTAATGCTTCTTCTGCTAATACTTGAAAGTTATTAAGTACATTTTGAAAAGCTTTAGTCTTTCTTTCTGCAACATTTCTAGCTATATTAGTAGCTATCCTATCATCAAGATTAGGTTTAATACTTAATATTTGTTGCTTTTCTATAGCTATCTTTGTCTCTAAAGGAGCATCAGCATATACTTGGAAAGCTTTTCTTACTTCCATCATAATACTCTGTACACCTTCAGATTTAATAACACTGAATCTAGTAATTTTCTTTCTACCAAATAATAAATCATTCTTTACTTTAGGATTAGTTTCTGCTTGGATTTTATCATTATAAGAAGCTAATTTATCCTTTAATTTACTATTTACTATAGATGAAAACATTCTAGTAATTCTTTCTACTCTATGTTTTCTTTCTATAGGAGACATTTGTCTAGCACATCTAGCTAAATCCTCAGCATATGATTTATCATCTTCCTGTATAGGAGCCTCTTCTTGTGTAGAAGTAATATCTTGTTTCTCTGTAGTATCCTGTACGGAAGATAAAGCTTTATTAATTTGTTTAGTATTATAATCTAAACTTCTACCTTGTTTAAATACATTATATTCTTTTTCAAAATAATCTTCTAGAGCAGTCTTTTTAACTATAAGAGTCTTAGTATCAGTCTCTATAGCAGTAGTATCTAATTCATTATATTTACCAGATTCTACTAACTCCCTAAGAGAGTTAGGAATAATCTTATTCAAAGCATCCCAATATATATCACTAGTAACGTTAGTAACATTACCTCCCTTAGAATTAAATAAGTCCCAAACTTTTCTTGTAGAACTCCCATAATAAATAACAGAAGCAGAATTTCCAGTTCTAGGACTAGTCCAGTCTATTCTAATTTCTGTACCATTAACTCCTGGATATATACTTACTTTATTAGTCCCCTTATTAAATTTACTTTTATCAAAAGTAGTACTTAAAAGTTCTTCTCCTTTTTCAGTAAGAAAACCTTTATCTTCCCCTTCAGTATTAACATAATCTGCTATATTAGTACTCTTTACAGGAGCCACAGGACTTTGTTTATCTTTACTTAATTGTGATTGTATAAATTTCTCTATCTCATCTTTTGTAGGCATTGTAGGTTCTTCACCATCTTTAAAATTAGCACTTTGCCAAGCACTAATCATAGACCTTACCATATCAAAAGTCTGCATACAATCATACTTGTCTTTAAACTCACTTAAGAAATTCTGTACTATTCTAATATTATCTCCAGTGAGTAACATACAATGTATTGCCATATTCTTTATATTTAATTAAATTATTTGTTTGCAAAGATACAACTTTTATAGTTAGTTGCAAAACTTTTTAGTAAAAATTAAAGGTACTATAAACAAATCGCTTATAGTACCTTCTTAACATTATTAACAATTAAAACTATTGAACAATGTATTTAGTATTATCAATAATAATCCATTTAATAGTATTAATATTGACTAATCTTACATTGTTTTCTGAATCTTCAATATCCATATCAATACACTGATACTTACCATCTCTAGATTCAAATTGAATTTTATATCCTCTAAGAACTCTATCTTCTCCTTCAACAATCTTAGGAATAGGATTATTCATAAGAGTATAAAGAGTTTTCTTAGCCCAATCTGCTACACCTTTCTTTGAATTTTTAACCTTATCAATTTCTTGGCATATTTGTTCAGCCAGAGTATCTACTTCTGTTTTAAATTGTTTAGCACTTTTAGCTTTATCTTGTTTCTTAAAACATACAGTAAATACCTTACTACTATGAATATTCTCCCATATACTTCTAATTCCAGGAGTACCATCTTTCTTGTCTTCTTTAGTAACTTTTACTTCTGTAGTATACCCATCAGCAGTATTACAGAAATTATGAAGATAATCCTTATCAATAGCTACTTCATTCTTACTTTCAAAGTGTTCAAGAATAACACTACTACCAAGAATATTCTTTACTCTATAATGAGAACTTTCACTAAGAATATCACCTTTTTTAATTTCTTTTTCAATCATAATTCCTTTTTCAAACATAATTATAAATATTTATTATTAATAAAATCTTGATGCATTGGATGTGCTAAATCATACATCTGTGGATCAACTACTTTATTATCTCTAAGTTCAAAGAAATGTTCCCAAGCTTCTTTAAATCCACACATATATAATTCTGTTTTAGTACTATTAGGTAATACTACTCTAGCCTGTTGTGGTTTCCAACCTTTTTCAAGAAGCTTAAAATAAGTAGTCTCTGCTGTAAGAAGATGTATCATAAAATCATACTCAACATTTTTACTAGTATAGAAATCATCATGATAATTCTTTTCAGTATAAGTACCTTCTTTTATAGCTAACCAACAAGGTTTAATAAATGTGACTTCATTATTGAATTTGCCTTTACCATAATTACAATATCTTTGAGATTCCTGAATAAAAGACATTGTTCTATGTCTTACTACTTCATGACTTACAGCTCTATTAGTAATAAGTTTTACTGTATATCTTTTAGGATAATTATCCAGATTTTCATCTCCAAAATCTAAGTATTCTCCTACATAAGGTACTTTATCTAATATAACATGCCAATGCCTATAATTAGTAGTAAAGTAAGCATAATTATTTACTGCTTTACATTTAATCCATTCCATATTATATAAATTATGATACATTAAATCTTCAGCAAATGTCTTAAGTAAAGTAATAGGCATCTTAAAGTGAATAGTACCAAATTCAAGTGGAGCATCATGCTTATGTTCTTCTAACATATTTACAAATGGAGTAGCACTAATATCTGTAATTTTGTCTTCACTTTTATAAGATACTCTAGCACATTTTTCTATATGTTTATAGATACCTAACAAACTAAAATCTGTTTGATTACAGATTTCATAACTTTGATTAATTAACTTCATATTATTCTAGATTAATACATTTATCATCAACTACCCAACCACTTAAATCATTAAGTTTAGTTTGGAAATTATTAATACTCTTTCTATGCTTATATTCTTCAAGAATAGCTCTAATCTGTTCAGGAGAATACTTCTGAGAATCAAATGCTGTAAGCAATTTATTATCATCATTTTCATCCCCTTCACTAATTTCAATAGTAGTAGTTTTACTCATAGTAATACTTACAGTAACATCTACTTTAATTTTCTTTGGTTCAGAGTTTAATTCATTAAGACTTCTTTCTTCACTCTGCATTAATGTTGGTGTATTACTCATCACTGGTTTCTTTTAAATTATATAATTCTTTATATTTATTAAAAATACCCCTAATTACATTTTCTCCTATAGGATTCTCTCTTTTACTATCTCTTTCAAGACATACATCCAAAGGTACATTTGTAAAATCCTTAATCTCAATTATATACTTATCATTATTATCTTTAAAAGTATCATTCATCATTGAAACCATACCTTTTAAATATCCATCCTCTTTAGGATTAAGATTCATTTCATCTATAATGATAGTATCAAACTTAAAGTTTATAGCATTTATCAATATAGTACCTTTACAAGCTGTAATATACTTTTCTCTTGCAGGAACCCAATATTTACCACTCATATTTCTTAAATCATCTCTATTAATTCTAATAGAATGTTCTGGGTCTTTAAGAACCTCTTGTTTAGCCCAAGTACTCTTACCACTGGCAGGAATACCTCTTGTAAGAATTATTCTTTTCATTTTATACTATTTGATTGTTCCACAATAGCATCTTTAAGTTCTTTAAACTTCTGAGATACTTTCTTATCTACTAAATTATTTTCAATAAATGCACAGCTACAAGTATATGTCATATAAGCATCACTTATCTTTTTAGCCATATTATAAATAAGTCTTTTCCTATTATTCCCCATAATCAGTATGAAACATATTAATATAATTAGTAGTAGTAAAAGAGGCTAAAACTATTACTTTATTATTTTTAATTTCAATATTTTCTTTTTTAATTTTAGTCTTTATTACTAATCTAGACATAATATAATCTAAAGTATTCATTATTTTAATAGTTTAAGTACCTCTTCACATTTATGTTTAATTTCTTGAGCATAATTAGCAGCTTCACTACTATATTCACTACAATAATCTATAATATTATTAGCAGTACTTTTAATAGATACTAAAGCTAAAAAAGACTCTCTTAATTTATCTTTCTGTGTCATATTAAGTTATATTGCATAGTACTTTACTAAAATCAGAATTACCTTTATTAATGTCATTAGTAAACCATCTTATAAATGCAAGATTATGATTATTCTCTTCCATTTCTTTATAAATCTCCTTGTATTCAATTAACTGGTCAATAATATCTTTCTTAGGATTTTTCAGTACAGCTTTTTCATATTCTACTATTTTATTTACAATATGATTAGTTTCCTTATCTAAAGAATTGATACATTCAGTTAAATTATCATAAGTTAATTTTGTATAGACATCTCCATCACCTGCCCATACAGGAGCAACAGCTTCTACTACTGCTCTATAAATAGGATGATTTCTACTAAAGGACATAAATAATAAAGGAGAACTGTTTGGGTTCTCCTTTCTCTTTAAATAAATATTTAAATAACTACTCATCCTTATTTTCTTTTAATTCAATATATTTATTAAGATACCATTCAGCCTTTTTCTTATCTTGAATATCTGTACCTTTAAAATTTGCTCTCCATTGATATTTAAAAGCATTTAACTCACAAAAAGCAAGTACTTTTTCTTTACCAAAAATATCAAGCATCACATCAATACATTCATATTTATTATTTTTATAATGAGAAGGATGATTAACCATTTCTTTTTGTTTATTTGGTAATGTATTAATCTTTTTAAAGTATATTGTTAATTCTTTTTTATCACTCCAATAATGGCTTTTATTACCTTGATTATCAGTAATACAATTATCAAAGTCACTAATATATAATTCTCCTTCAGTGTAAGCAACATCTTCTGGATTACCATCCATTATAACTGGTTTAATACATTCAAATTTATCTCCTTTTTTAATCATATTAATATTTATTTAATTGTTAAAGTATTCTTTGGTCCTATAAGAGAGAAGAATTAGTGAACCCAATGGTCTGATATTTCAGTATCAGAATCTAATTCTAAAGTTTTTAAGAAAGGTTTAGCTGCATCTTTCATAACTTCTGAAAGCTTTTTATCTGCTATTTCTACTAATTCATTTGGTACTTCTATATTAATTTCATCATGAACTGGAATACAGAATTTAATCTTATTAAAATATCCATTATCTACTACCCAATCAAAATACAGTTTATTAAATATTTTAAATATGCAAGCACCTGACCCTTGAAGAGGACTGTTACAAGCATTCTTCTCATATTTAGTTTTAGCTTTAAAGTGAGTAGAGACTTTTTTTGCAACTAAATCTCCTGTACCTTTATGATAATTTCTATATTCTTCCCAAAACTCTTGAGTAAAAGATTGTTGAACTTTTTTCCAATACTCCCAATCCCACCAATAAGATTTATGTCCTGTTATAGGAGATATAAGAATATAACCATTATTTACAACAAACTTTTTCTCTTTATTTTGAAATCTTGATATACCACTAAAACCTTTCATATAGCTATCATATACACTTTTAGCAAAGGTAGGTTCCATTCCATATTGTGAAACTAATGTTGTATCATTTCCACCATAAGCAAAACAAAACTCTGGATTTTTTGCTAATTGTCTAAGATGTTTATATTTAGCTTTTATATCCTTAATAGGGGTATCTCTAGGTATATCATTTGGAAATACCATATATGCAACTGTACTATGCATATCTTCCCCTTTTAAAAATACATCCAACATAGCTTTATCTTGTGAGAAATCAGCCATAAGAACAGATTCTTGTCCCTTATAATCCCTAGAAATCCAAGTATTACCCTTTTCTGCACAGAAACAAGCTCTTGTTATTTCATCAGCAGGTAAATTTTGTAACTGTGGATAAGCACATTTTAATTTAGGGTCTTTAGGAGTTTTTAAAGGTAATCCTTTTAACTTAGCTAAAGAGGTATTCTGTTGCTGTGAACCACATGCAAGCCTACCTGTATCTGTTCCTAATGACCTAAATTGAGTATGTACTCTATTAGTTTTAGGATTAATGGCATTAAGATAATTCTGACCATAAGTAGTACATACTTTATGGGCTTCAGAATAGGCTAAATAAGTATTATAAAACTCTGGATTTACATCTTTTTGAGGCTTTAATACTGAGGCATCAATACTATCCTTTTCTTCTTTAGTTTTTTTATCAATGCCTTTACAATTAAACCCTAAAGCAGTTAAAAAAGGAATAACTTGAGGAGTACTATTCCAGTTAATAGTACATTTAGGAGTAATATCAAATCCTTCCCATAAATCTCCTTGTCTATTAATTTTAAAGAATCTTTTATCCCCAAATTTAACAACAAATTCATTAAGTTTAGCTAATGCAGTATTCATCTTTTCTTCATCTTTTTTCATTTTTTCTTTCCAAAGTGAAGCATTCATATGTACACCACACCATTCATAATATGCCTTTACAGGAACAAATTCACATTCTATTTTAGCAGCTTTCATTAAACCTCTTTGTTGTAGGATTTTTAATTGCTCTACCATAATTCTATATAAAGGTTTAACATCTCCTGCTCCATATAGGACAGTTTTATCATCAATACCTCTCCAAATAATTTCTCCTCTTACTGTTTTATCCATATCTTCTCCTAAATATCTATAGCACATTGCTTTTAAACTAGCACCACTATGATTAGCAATAAAATCTGCTACTGTAGGAGAAGCATTTTGAATATAAGCAGTTTTTTGCTTTGAATTTAAAGAATTCCAATTAGGACATTCATCTATAATTTGACAATAAGAATCAATAATATCTTGAGATGCACCAATCATAAAATTAGGAAAACCTAAATATAGTAATTGTTCTACTATCATAAGGTCATATACATTTCTTAATATAATATTTTCTTTAAAAGCAAATTTACAGTCAAATCCTAAATTAGTACCAATAATAAAAGCTTTCTCTAAAGTCTCTTTATAAGCAATAATATTTATAGTAGATGTGTCTACAACTATCTGAATAGTTTCTTCTATATTACCAAATTGCCACATTAAACTGGTATCTATATGTGCATCTAATCCTGTAGTCTCAGTATCAAATTGAATCATTTTCCAATCTTTCATTATTGTAAGAGATTCTTCTACTGAAATTATCTTATAGACATTACTTTCAAATAATTGCTGATTAGCTGTTACTAAATATATCATCTTTTAAACTCTAATTTATTAAAATCTAATATATATTTATATGTATTAAAGAAATTAGAACCTAATAAACCATGTACTGTTACACCTTTATTCTGCTTAAGCCAACTAAATGTATGTTTAATTGTACTACTACAAACAAATGTTTCTTCAAATTTCTTATTATTATAATAAAGACCCAAAACACCCATTTTATCTGTAGAACATTTACCATTAGCTCCCCATACTTCAAAGTTTTTTCCAATATAGGAAACATTCAATTTATATTTATCTATAATATCAGCATCAAGCATAGATTGTATACAGCCTGTATCTAATACAAAGTTTAATTTCCTATCTCCAATATAAAAGGTTACTATTGGCATATCACATAATTCCATTGATTGTTTAAAAGACATTACATCTTTACTTTTAGTATAGAGAGTGTATACATAATACACTCCCATAACTACTAAAAGAACAATAATCCCAATACCAATATAAATCATTTAATTAGTACTACCAATACCCCCTCTATTATCATTATTAAGATTATCTACCTTAATAAGCTCTACACCATTACTAAATAACCATTTAAGCTTAGTTAAAATACCTGCATTCATCTTAGGCATAATCCTAAATTGACAAATTCTAGTACCCTTTGGAATCTCTGTAGCTTTAAATGCTTTAGTAATAAGGTTCCATTCATCTTCATTTCCCTTATAGGACTCATCAATAATAGCTTGAGAATTAGCTACCTCAATATGCCATGTCTTAGGTGCAGAACTTCTAGGAAGTACATAAGCTTCAAATCCTTTAGGAAGTTCCATAGCAATACCTAAAGGAAGATATTTAATCTTTCTAGATTGTACTTCTGAACCTGTAAATCTTACATCTTCTGCAAGCTTTAAATCAATCCAATCACCCTGTTCAATAATTTCTGGCATACAGCCTTCAGTAATCTCCTTAACTTTAATCTTTAATTTCATTCTTTTTTAATTTAAAATATTAAACTATTATACATAGCTCTTTCATATTGAGCTTTAAATCCTTCTTTTTGTTCAAGAGTTAAATTCCTAAACCATAAAGCAACATAATCTTTATACTTAGGATGATTATCCTTGATAAAAGATTGTATTAACCAATCTTCAAAATCTATATCATAATAAATATTAGGACTCATTTCTGTAATTTATAAGTTATATCAGTAAAGACAGTTTCATAATCTGTAAACTTTCCTTCTGTTCTTACTTCTTTAAGACTATATAATCTCTGATTAGTAGTCTTTGAATCTAAACCTCCTAAATTAGATATATAGGAACCTACTTTAAGATAATCTAAAAAATTGAGAAAATATCCATAATCTTTTATTATATTAATAATATCTGTACCTACATACATAGCTGTTTTAAGATTATTCTTAGACATCTTAATATAAGACCATAACATAGGTATATTTTCAGCATTACCCATAAAACATATACAAGTAATACCTTTATTACTATTAATAAGTCTATTTAATTCTTCTATATCTAATTCTTTACCTTCATCTTTCCAAAGATTTTTCTGGTTACAGTCTTTACAATGAACTTTACATCCAGATATAGCAATACATAAAGTGATTTCATCAGGAATTTCTTGAAATGTTACTTTTGCATATTGATACTTCATTATTCATACCATTTAGGATTTAATTGCTCAAATCCATATTTAACTAACTCTTTAAAATTATCCCAAGTATCTAATTGTAGAGGTCTGTCTCCTATAAATTCAAAATTGTAGCATTCTTCTTGATAATCATATCTAAAAGTAGCTAATACTATACATAATTCTTTACTTTTAAATAAATCCTTATGTATTCTACAACCAGTATTCTTAGGATAACAATAAAATTCATGATTTAGTTTTATGTATTCATTTTCCTTACTATAATAAAGATTAGGATACCATTTAACTATATCATAAGATACAAAAGGAGGCTTGTTACCTACATAACTAGCCTCCCTAAATTCTAATACACCTATTCTTTTAGATTGTATCATGATTAATTATTTTATTTATAGTAGCATAAGATTGATTTCCTACAAGCCTATTATATTCTTGGTCTTCATTTAAAAAGATTAAAGTAGGAATACTTCTTATGTTATATTTTCTTATTAAATCCTGATTATTGTCTTCCTCAATATCAATACTCTTCATATCTGTTTTATATTCTTTAGTAATTCTTTCTAAAGTAGTAGATAAAGCTTTACATTGAGGACAACTATCAGATTCAAATTTTAATATCTTAATCATTGTTTACACATTAATATTTTTATTATATACTCTAGTTCCTGCTTCTATTTGTCTATCCATACTAAAGAGTTTAATAGGTCTTAAATACCCAATTATCCTTGTATATTGAGATATATTTTTACTATGACATTTAGGACATTCTACTATAGGATGCTTAGTAATATAACCACAATCTTCACATTTACTATTAGGTATATTAAAAGTAAAGTATGAAGTACCTTCTTTAATAGCATAATCTATCAATTTTAGATATTGTTCTTTACTTAAATGCTCTTCTAAATTAATATGACAAGCAGAACCTCCATCTGTATATTGATAAGTAGAATTTCCATGTAAATACATCTTATCTAATACACTTATATTAGTATCATTCTGTAAGAAGAAATAAGAATTATATAGATTTCTATTAGAAGGAACTTCATATCCATCTTTTTTATCCCAATTATAATTCTTACTAGCAAGAGATTCTGCTGGAACTACTTCACTATTAAATAAGAATGGTCTTTTCTTATCACTAATTGAATATTTAGCATTCTGCTCCTTTATAGTAGAAAGAATAAATTGAAGGAATTCAATATACTCTTCATTATTGTTTACCTTAAGACCTAAGAACTCAGCAGCTTCATTAAGACCATTAATTCCTATAGTAGAATATAATTTCTTAATATGAATATAACCTGCATTACAACAAGTAAACATACCTGCATCTTCCCAATCATATAATATTGTTTTATATGCAATATGATACTTATATACTCTATCAAGAATATTTTCAAGATAATGCTTTACATTTTCTTTACCATATTTATTTTTCCAACAAGCATTAATTTCTAATTTATTATAATCATCTGGATGAATAAAATTCTTAAAACAATCCTGAATAATTCTATTAATATTAAGAGTAATTACATTACAAGAACCTGTCATAATACCTGTCAATCCTGATGTAGGACTAAATGTATTTTTATCTACTTGATTTCTTAACCTACAGCAAGAAGCTAAACTATCAGCACTATCACTAATATATGTAAAGAAACTATGTCCTTCAGCATACATTTCTGCACATAAATCCTTATATTTTTTATAAATAATATCTTTTCCATCATGTACCATTGCAAATGTTTCCACAGGAAAAGCTACTATTGCTTTTGTTCTAAGTTTATTAAACCATTTCACAAACAATCTTTGCAAAGTATCTACTGCTTTCCATTCTGGTTTAGTACCATCAGGATAATAGAATTCTCCAAACATTGCTTCAAAATAAGTTTTATCAAAATATGAAATATTTGTAAATGGACTTTGGTATGACCTATTACCAGCAGGTTGATTAATACCCCATACAAATTGACTAAAGGCTTTATAGATTCTATCTCTTACTGTTCTTTGAATTTTAATATAAGGACTAGTAGCACATAAATCTAGTTTATCATACCATTTATCTCCAAATTCCATAATAGTATAATAATTTAAAGCTATAAAATAAGAACCTACTGCTACTGCACCCTTACATTGAGAGGACAATGTAAATATAAGATTAGTTAATTGACCACTAAATGACTCTAAATCATTAGGTGGAGTAGGGGTTACTCCATCAATATTACCTACACCTTCTAACATTAAAGGATAGAGACTTACTGCCATACAATAGAACTTAGGTACAGGAGTACTTGCTTCATCATTAGTATAAATAATATGATTATTTAAATCTTTTTCATATTGCTTTGCTAGTTCAGGAAACAACTCATTAAGTTTATCCTTCATTCTTTGTCTTTGAATAAGTCTATTTTCATCTTTATATACTTCTGACTCAAGAGATGCTACATTTTTAATAGCAGTATTAGCATTAGGGTCTGTATTACTAGAAGTTGCTGCATTTTCCTGATTATTCTTATATTCTTCCATATATTGTAATCTCTTAATTCTAGTTCTAGCCTCTTTATGTTTTTCTCTATAAAGAATATAAGATTTAGCAATATTAGGATAATTACCCATAAGATAATATTCTACTGCATCTTGAATACTTTCAGTGTTAATATTATCAGCGGTAAAGTTATTAGCAAATTCTTTAAACTCATTCTCATTAAATTTGTCTTCTTCCTTACAGGAATCAAAAGCCTTCCTAATAGCATTTACTATTTTATTTGAATCCCATTTAACTTTACTACCATCTCTTTTTATTACATATGTCATATATTATTTTAATTAAACATTATTCCATTTTATCTATCCAAGTTCTCAAATCATTTGAACTTTCAATATTTATTCCCATAGGAACTGTGGCTCCTGTAGAGAGATAATACCAAAGTTCTTTACCTACTTCCCAAGGTGCTTCAAGTTTAATTTGATTATTTTTACCAAGATATAATGTACCTTCTACAAAAGTAAAATCACAATCCCATACAAGTGGAATCATATTAGACTTAGAAATTACTATATCTTTATAAGGTAAAATTGTGAAGTCTTTAAAGTATTCATCCTTTTCAATATTAAGTTTAAGAATTCTTGCATATAGTCTACATTGATATGCATAATTCCACTCTATAAATGATTTATAGAAATTATATGTGGGTTTATATGATGTCTTTACATCTATAGGTTGAATAGTTTTATTCTTATAATCTACTCTAAGAATATCAAACATGCATCTATAAGGAACACCATCTATTTCTGCTTTAAACTTTAATTGATAAAGATTTTCACAATCATCAAAAGGATTATTCTTCTTAAAATATAATACAGTTTGAGAACTTTCAATAAGAGCATTAGCCATCTGATGTGCTATATCATTAAGCTCTGTACTTATTAAGATTTTATCTTTAGCTAAGTACAATAAATTATAGTAATCAGATGCTCTTTCCTTAATTACTTTTGCTCTAGTTTCTGGTTTCCAATTTAACTGAAATCCATTAATATTTGTAGAATCTATAATAAGATTATCTGGTATCTTATATAATGAATCATAAGTACTTGAATAACTATTAAATAAAGATTTTACAATAGTTTCTACTTTATCAGTAATAGGAGGAAATTCTGCTACTAAATACCTTCTTTCATATTCTTCAGGAGGGTCAGTAGTTAAACAATCTACTAAAGAACCTAACAATAAAGAAGGACTTTCAACCTTATCAAATAATGTATCTAAGTGTTCAAATCCTTCTCTCTTAAATTTAGATATAGTAGAGTAACTAAGAGCTTTATCAGCTCTATAAGTAGGCTCCTCTACTAACCAAGATATATCTTTAAGACTTTTCAGCATATTCTTTAAATATTTCTATAGCTTGTAAAAGCTGTTTTTTACTATAAACTTCAAAATAAATACTCTTTTGTCCTGTAGCAGTAAGAATATTATCAAGGTATTTCCTAAACAGTTTTCTTTTATATGGGAAGACTTCATTTGAGAATCCCTTACATTCTATCCATACATCTATATCTTTATATTTAAGATATATGTCAGGTAAATATGTAATAGGCTGTATAAGCCCATCACATAATCTAAGTAATTTAGGTGAAGGTTTACCTAACTCTTTTACTCTCTTTTCATGTTGAGAATCTGTTTCCTTATCATAAAAAGGAGTAATAGGTTTAAATGAAGGAAATACTACATGTTTCTTAGGTTCATATAGAGGATTAAAACCTGCCTCAATTAATGTATTGAAACAGGTTTTCTCCAATATACTTTTAAAGGTAATATTACCTTGTTTATTTACAGTAGCATTCCTAATCTTCTTATTGATACTTCCCACTAACAATATTAGTTAAAATATTAAGAAACTCTTTAAATTCTTCTTTATTATTAAGATTAATTACCTTAACATTAGGTTCTTTTGGCATAGGACCTCTTTTACCATGTGTTCTATATATACTCTTCTGTACAGGAACAACTACTTTAGCTTCAATAGAATCTCTTTTAATCAAATCATTAATAGTATCTTCATCTACAAAGCTATTACATTCAAATTGTATACCATTACTACAAGTAATAATTTGAGTAATCTTATCTCCTAACTTAATCTCCTGATTAGTACCTTTAAAATAATACTTTTTCATCTTTTAAATTTTATTTTATTGTTTAAATGATTATTTATTTCATCCCACAAAGTATATCTAAGTTTCTTATGATTCCTAGCATAATATGAAGGATGTTTTTCTTTAATTACATAATTATATTGAGAGATATAAGGTTCAAAAGTTTTAGCTTCTTCACCAAATAATACATATACACAAGCAGTCATATACCTAGACATATTATATATTAGTTTAGATATAAAAGGTCTCCATAGTCCTAAATGAGAACTAGGGAGACCTGCCTTACATGTCAATGCACAATTCAACATTAATACTCCTTGCTTCTCCCAATCTTCAAAACTGGGGTCAAAGATACTACTATTTTGTGGAATTTCATAATTAATAACTGATTCTTTTATAACTTGTAAGGATGGTGATAAATCTTTATCAAGTGTTTTTATATTATTACCAAAAGCAATTCCAGTAGCCTTACCTAATTGTGGATAAGGACTTAAACCTAATATAACTACCTTTAATTCAGATAATTTACAAGCTTTAAAACAATTAAAGATGTCATTATAATTAGGACATAAATTAACAGTATTGCTAGAATTAAGTGTATTAATTGTCTCATATAATACTTTCTTATCTATTACTTTTAACCAATCTCCGAAATATTCCTCTAAAGACATAATTTATCTATATTATCCACAAGAAGCTGTTGTATTTCCTCATTAACATTAATATTGGTAGGAGCTTTGACATGTCTTATAAACTTATCAATATCATTATTAATGATAACTGTCATAGTAGTAAAACCACTTACTATATAGAAATATCTAGAAACAGTACTACAATATTCAATAAGATACTTTTGAATACCTTTACATACAACATTATCACTATTGAAAACTTTAGGACTTACTCTAAGTATAAGCTCTGGGGTAGCTGATAATTTTCTAGGAGGTCTAATAGTAAATAATACTAATGGTTCTAAATTACTATTAAGTATTAAACCCCTCATTCCATAATAAAGATTACCATCTTTATCTCTAACTTTATTTAATTCTCCTGCTTCTCTAATTAAACTTAACTCTTTTAAAAGAGGACCAAAAGTTTTTCTTTCATTCACATTAGTAGAAGAAGAAGTAAATAGTGGAATTATTCCTCTAAAAGATAAAGAATTATAAATAGGAATTTCTGTAATCTCACCATTAAATATATGACTTGTCATATATGTAGAGAATTGGTTATTTTCTGTTCCTAATAGAGGTATACCTGTTGAACGGAGAGAGGCTGATGTAACACCAAGAAAGGTATTTATATTATTTTTAATGTTTTCACTTATCATTAATCTTCTTCTTTTAAGTACATCATATTACAATCATATTCTATAAAGAAAGGTAATTGCTTTATCATAGGAACAATTTCATTAGCACAGAAATTAACTACATTATTTACAATAAAAGAAGCTATCATACATGCCATAAAAGTAGTTTGTTTTAAACTACATACAGTTTCATCTGCTTCTTCATCAGAAAATAAGAATTCTTTTTCATATCTATCCTGATTATATGTATCTGTACCTACAATAGTGAGTATTTGTAAAGTATCAAATGACAATCTGGCATCAATATATAGACATTTAGATTTATCTTTCTGTAATTCTACATGTTTTCTCCAGTTATTAAAGAATACCTTTCTAGCTTCCATATTATCAAAACCACAAATCATAATATCAGAAGTAAAACTATTCCTAGTATATAATTCTCGCATAGCAAATATATCAGTATATTTACTATAATAACTAACAGTTTCTGCTATGGCATCTACTTTATATTTATCTATATCCTTGATACCAAACATTTGTCCAGCAAGATTAACTTCTTCAACTTTATCATTATCAAAGATATAAATACTCTTAGGGTGTATTCTAGCTAATTGAAATATAGCATTTGAAGAAATACCTCCTGCACCTCCTACAATAATAACCTTCTCTTTAATTTTATTAAACCATTCTGCTCCTGAAAATCTAGCAGTTTCATCATGATAATCTTCACTTATAGGAGGAATTTCCTGATGTTGATTTTCAATAACTTCATTCAAAAAAGTTTCATCTTCTTCTGATAATATAGATTCTGATTCTTCTTCTACTACTTCTTCAGGCTCTATTGATGCTGTTTCTCTTTCTGTTACCTCTAAAGGAGCAATAGCAACTTCTGGAACATTAACTGTAGTATTTACTATTTGTTCCATATTAACCTCCAAAGGTGGAGTTATAGTTGATTCTTCATTCATAATTTTAAATAATAAAACGTTCTACTTCATCCTCTATAACTTCAATAAAGGAATTAGTTTTAAATGTATGTAATTTCTGTAATACACCATAAGCACATATAGCCATTTGTGAATCTTCAAGATAACCTTCTTCTGCTAAATTATCATCAAAAGCTTCTGTTACAAGAAATTCTACAAAATAACCAATAAAAGCTCTATAATTCGCTAAACCTTTTTGTCCTTCTCCAAATCTCTTAGAAAATACTGTAGGCATTTTTTGAACCCATTCATTGAGGTCTTTTGGAGTAAATATAGGACTACCTATAAGTAATTGTTTAACAATATTATTTAAGTCTGTTTCATTAAATTTATACTTATTGTAATCAATAGATTCATCTGTATCTACTCCTGCTTGAACAGCAGTATTAGTCTTAGAGAAAGGTATGTTTGTTTCCTTATATAAAGGTGTTGCCTTTAAAGTAGGTTCAACAATAAGATTAGCACGAGGCTCTCTACTAATATTTGCAATTTTAGTCTTATCCTTACTAATTTCTTCAATTCTATTGAATAGGTCTGTATAACCAATATTTACAGTAGGCTTTTCAATATTCAAGAAGAAATATTCTATTTCATAAGATTCTATAGCATCATATTCATCATTACCTATATTAATAGTTTCTTCACCAAAGAACTCATATTCAAGTACTTCTGTTACATGAGGAATATGTTTAACTTTTCTTGTAATTGCCGCAGTATATTGACCAGCATTATTTACAATTAAAGATAAGAAATTATTCATATCAGAACCTTCTTCTTGAAGAGTTCCAAGGTCAGTTCCACTGAAAAACGTTGACATCTGGTCATGTGAATGCATTAAACCTTGCTGACATTCTAATAAGTCATGTTCTATCATATAATTACAGATTTCTGCACTCTTATCAAACTCAGTATAAGTAGCAGAACCATAATCCATAAGACAGAAATCTTTAGCAGTTAATACTAAAGAATTATCTTCAAATCTACCAGTATAATCATAGAATAATACTCCACTATATTCATTATTAGGAAATCTAGCACACAAGAATCTAATCTTTTCTTCTAGTTCTGGAGTAATAATTAACTTATATGTATTATCTTGTTTCTTTAATATATTTTTGTCCATAATTATAATTTATAAATTCTAATATATTCCGTATTGCCACATTAATATATTTTACATTAAGAATATATACAGGTTCAATAGTAGTATCAGTATCTATAATCCTCATTTTAACAGGCATATTCTTAAATGTAAATAAGACATCAGTACTAAGACTATGAGAACTGTGTCTATTACTATCTTCTTCAGTAAAACATCCTTTATAAAAGACTGCTTTTATAAGAATTTTAGCTCTTATTAATTCATTTAAATTTGTAGAAAGTTCTTTATTATTAAATCTTTTATTATAAATTGTTATAAACTCATTGCTTATTAATCTAATTAAAGAAGCATCATTAGCAGCAAAGCTATAAGTATTATTTACATATTTAAAAGTAAATACTTTTCTATTTATAAGATTACGTATAGCTTCTTTTATAATAAATGAAATTTCTGAAGAGATTCTACAACTAGTATCTGAAAAAATTATTTCTTTATTACTATTATTTCTACCAATATATTCCATTCTGTAATAAGGAACTCCTGCTATAGATTCTACTGTAACATATCTAGCTAATTCCACACAGAATAATCTCCATATATTTTCATTATTTTCATTTCTAAGAATACTACAAGTGTCTCCAATAGGACCGTCTCCTAAACAAGGTCTCTGAAAATAAGCTTTACCATGACTTAAAGAACCTGAAGGTAAATGGGAATGTGTATAATTACTTTCATATAAAACTTTAGTGAAAGTAGTAACAATCATTTCAAATCTTTTAGCTTGTTTTCCTGTATAATCAAGTGGTACTTTAACATATAAGTCATGAATATCTACACTATTATCTTTTTCATTAGTAATAGTTACATTGGGAAAATGAACTAATATAATATATGAAAATTCACATAATGGAAGTAAAGGAGAGTTTAAAGTATCTTCCAAGTTTTCATCTTCTGCTATTAAAGTTTCTACAGCATCTTTAAAATCTTTATCTACTTGAAAGTCTACTTTAGTTTCACCAAAGAAACTTTTAAATATTTCATATACTTTAAGAGCTTCTTCTGTAGGAGTATAATATTTATTTCTTATCTGTTCTTTTATATCCATAAGTAATAAAAAAGAAGGGAGCAAATATATTACTATACTTACTCCCTATTAGATTTTTTTATAAATTACATGTTTTTAAACATATCATCAAGTTCATTTGATGAATATGGAGAATCTGATTCCTCTTCCTTTGAAGCATTTGAAGTATCTGAAGTGACATTACCAATAATAGCAATATTATCAATATCAATATCATCAGAATAATCCATACCTGCATTCTCCATTTCTTTCAAAAGACTTTCAATAACTTTCTTAAGTTCTGCTTTAGTAACATAGTTACTAGGGTCAGTAGTCTTCATTGCAGGCTTGCTAGGAGCTTCCTTCTTTGCAGGAGCTGCTTTAGCTGTAGGAGCTGAAGTATCTGCTGTTGTAGAAGCTGCTTCTTTGTTAAGAATCTTCTGCAAATCTTCTGTCTTACAGTTAGTATAATTCTTACCATAAGTCTTCTTAACTACTTCTGCAAGATTCTTAACTTTAATCTCCTCAATGATAGCCTTTCTATCAAGCTTTGCTCCACTTCTAATCTTCTTTGAAGCATTAGTAATCATAAATACCAAGTTATTAGTAGTAGTTCCCTTATAAGGAACATCATGTGGAAGAATAGCAGCATCATTCTTCAATTCAATCTTAGTAAGGCCCTCAAAGAATGTACAATCAGTATAATCAATACCTGCCTTAGTAAGGTCTGCTTTGAGTTCTGCCAATGTTGTTGCTGCACTTTCAATAACTTGTGTCTTGTGAGTCTTTGTAGGAATCACTGTAATCTTTCTTTTTTCCATTTTTCTTTAAATTTTAATATATTAAACTTTAATTATTTGTGTTATTTCAAAAAGGTAAATCATCATCCATATCTGGTGCTTTAGTCTTATTAAAAGCATTATTAAATTCTTCAATAAGTCTTTTTTTACCAAAATAATGATATATATCTGAATAATCTTTTGCTTTATCAATTAAAGGACAATGAATTATCTCAAAACCTGTTTTTAATCTAAGATTATAGGCATCTATTTCACCTGCTGAATCTCCATCAAATGCTATATAAATATGGTTATATCTTTTTTGTAAACAATTAATTGCAGAATCACTTAACTCTGTATTTTCTGATTGAACATATATACAGGGTATATTAACATTAGACCATAGACAGATACTATCTTTCAATGATGAACATATAAGCAATGTATCTCCTGTCTCTGGAATTTTAGACCACAAACCAATAACACTCTTGTCATTGGAAGATGTCCATTTGTAACCATTTTTATTATAGGGTTGATAAATTTTCTTGGTGATATTCCCTTCTTTTCTTTCAATATAACAATATGCTAGTTTATCACAAGCAAATGTATATCTTTTATTGTCTTTATATATAATTTTATGACTAATAGGATATACTTCAACATACTTTAATAGATTTATATTACATCCATAAGATTCCCAATACTCAACATCATAATTTCTCCATTCTCTAGTTTTAACCTCTAGTCTGATTTGACTACTACTTATTGTAGCTGAGTTATGTTTAATTTGAGATTTAGAAATATTAATCTGCTTAGTATTAATATTCATATCTTTACTTATCTTATCTACTAGTTCTATAAAACTAATATTGTAGATTTTCATAAGTAAATCAAATAAAGACCCTTGTTCTCCTGTTGCAAAGTCTTTATAATGTATATGTATACCATCACTTGAATATAATCCAAATGAAGGTTTAGAATCATTCCTTAAAGGGCTATTCATTCTAAAAGGAACTTGTGTAATACCAAAGTAGAAATTAAGTATTTGACCCTCATCTACTTTGTTTAATATATCTTTTAAAGTTATTGAAGTATATCCATTGCTAATCATATTATTAGTATATTAAGCGTTTGCCCAAGGGTTATTTGTTGGTGCTGCAAAAGGAACATCCTTATTTTCAGCACTAAAATTAGTCTCTGATACAGTATACTCATGAAGAGATTTAAAGTCAAATTCTGTAGTAGCAAGACCACCATTATTCTTTCTATTCTGAATATCTGCTTCAAGCTTAGATGTAGAATTACTACTATTCTTCATAGTAAAGTGAGTATAAACACTAGAATATTGCTTACCATCATCAGTAGTTCTTACACCAATAGCAACCTTAACTTTATTATTAGGCTGCAAAGTAATACAATCTTTAAGTTCAGACATATTACCCTTGAAATAATCTGTAATGTGGTCAAGTCTACATTCTGCATCCTGTGGATTATCAATCATAACCCAAGAACCATTAACATACTTCTGACAAGAAGGAATATTCAAATAGTTCTGCAAGAACATAGTAAGAGCTTCTTCACCCCTAAAAGCTGGTCTATAATTATTACTAATACTAAAAGGTTTAACTTCACCTGTCTCTTTATCAGTATATGTAGGAATAGCTTTATTCTTAACATCATCCTGTGTAGCCCAAGCAGTTCTACCATAAGAATCAATTACCTGACACTTAGTGTTATCCTTATTAGTAAAGATATTATTCTGAATAGAGAATCTAGCTTGGAAGAACTCCTCAATACCATTATTAGTTTCTGGGTCAGACTTCAAGATAAATGTAGGATAAGCCATCTGAATTTCCTTCCCATCATTATCCTTCATAACCCCATAATACTCAGGGTCCTTAGTAATATCTCTACCATAGAGATTACTAAGTTCTTCCTTAGAAGGATTAAAGGCTACTACTTTACAGCCTGCAATACCAATATACTTCTTATATTCAGTAGCTTCTGTAGACTCCTGAATCTTACCAAAAGCCATCAAACTAATTGTTGTATTCATTTCTTTTATTTTATTTAATTGTTAATAATTAATCAATATTATCATTATTATCTGCATTTCCAAGATTATCTGGGAATACTTCTTCCTCAGATTTCAAAGCATTTTCATCAGTACCTCCATCTGGTTCTACTCCTTCTGTTGGCTCCTGTACAGGAACAACAAAAGTAAGGACTCTCTTCTTCTGCTGATACTTACCTTCCTTATCCATCTTAGGTGTACCATCCTCATTAAACTGAGGAATCTGCTCATCCTTAATAAGCTGTTTTGAAATAAAACCACCAGTAAGCATCTTAACACCTGCTTCATTAGCATCAATAATCTCCAACTGCTCATTAAGCTCTGTCTGAATCTTATCAAGATGCTTCTGCAATGTTTCAATTCTACTATAAATACTAGAATTTGCCTTATAAATGTTCTTAATCTGAGAAATCTGACGTGATGTCAACTTTGTTAAATCTTTCATTTTTACTTTTATTTTTAATATATTAATAATATGTTTTCTTCTGTGTTTCTATTAAATATAGAATTAAGGCTTTCTTGTTTAGTTAATGTATGTATTGCATACTTACACATATAATATTTAAGAGCTATCTTTACATATTTACTATACATTTCATAAGGTAAGGAAGTTATAGTTTTAACAAATATATCTACATATTTTCTTTCTTTACCTTTTTCAATACAATAACTATCTAATAATAAGATAATATCTTGTAAAGCAATATGTCCAGATATTAATATAGAAGTAGCAATACTAACTGTTTTATTTCTATCCATACACCTCTTTAATTTTATCCATTACAATAGATAAATCATTAGGAATTTCATCAGGTAAGTCATCAAGTACTCCTAAGCTATCCTTAGCAGGATATTCTCCATCAAACTCTTTAACAAAATGCTTGATAGGTTTCTTATTTTCTGCATCATAACCTACTTTACCAAAGAGAATAATGTCAAACTTCCCTTCAGGTGTGATATAATCATCCACCATCTTACCTGTAGTCTTAAACTTATAGGAAATAGAATCACCATTTTTATCTTTATACTCTTCATAATGAGCACAACAGATAATATTCTTATTCTCAGGACATCCTTTAAATGAATCAAAGATAAGACCCATTCCATAACCTATTTGTTTTGGTGTATCCCATCCTCCCTTCATTGCATTTGCCATATAAAAATCTTGTGCAAGATAATTAAAATCATCAATTACAATATTCTTATAAGGACAATTAGGATTCTTAAAAGCATCAATAACTTCTGCTACTTTCTTAAATCTTTCAAGTCCATTAAGACTATCAATCTGCATTCTATTTCCTTTAATCATATCCATCACATTAGTAGATGGACATAACTTAAATTCTGGATTAGGAACAGCTCTACCAATACATTGTATTACAAAAGTTTCTTTAGGATTTAAACCTTTAATACCTAACTTTTTTCTACCACAATAACTAGTAGTTTTTCCGAATCCGCTTTTTGCAAGAACTAGTATTTTTGCCATTTTAACTTCTACTCTTTATAAATGAATTGCAAAAGTAATATATTTATTTTACTCTAGCAAATCTTTAACTCTTTTTATTATACCACAAACAAACATACTTATAGTAGTATTAACTGTTTGTTTATTTCTTATCTTATCTAAATACTTATATACCTTTTCTAATTCTACTTTATTATTAGGTAATGGTAATTCATCAAAAGCACATACTGCACCATCAAAGAATAAAGGAGCAATACCTCCCATTTCACCATCTCGATTTATACATACTTCAAGAAATCTAATATTATCCTTAAATTTCTTTATATTATAATCTAAATATGTATCTAAACTAAATCTAAATGGAGAAAATAATCCTAATAGTACATTACAGTCTCTTGATATATACTTACTATCACCTAAACCTTGAGCACTAGGTCTTAATCTATTTAATTTAAAAGCATCATTACCTTCAGATTCAAAAGCTTGTTGCTGAATTACTACAGGAGAAAACTTATATCTGTTTCTTAAATATTTAGCTAAATATTCTGACAATTTATCCATAGATTGTTTAAGAGTCATACCTCTTTCAGTATCTATAAGATTCATAGTATCAATAACAATTAACCTATATTCATTAGGATCATCCTGTTCATAATGGTCAAATACTTCTGTTTCTTTTATTTGTCCCCATTCATCTTTATATTTACCCTTTTTAGTATATTCAGTACCATGTTGTCTAGCATAACTTTTACAATAATTAAGAATACCAGTAGGATTAGGCTTTTCTTCAGGAAATATAACATGTTCTTCAAAATACTTAATAATATCTTGAACTTCATCAGATTGTAATAAATCTAATACTTCCTGTGAAATAGCAGTAGTAGTACTTCTTAAATCTCTAGGAGATACTCTTATTGTATGATTACTATACTCATATAGGAGCCAACATTCAAATCTTTGAAGAATTCTTTCAGGTGTTTCTTCTAAAGGAAAATATAAGACCTTAAGATTTGCTCCAACTTCTTTATGGTAATAACAATAAAGTAAAGGTTTATAGATAAAAGTATATGAAGTAAATTGAGACTTACCACCTTTGGTAAAGGACGATATACAATAATATGTACTTTGTTCTATACCAATAAAGTCATCTTTAAATCTAGTAAAAGAAGAAGGAATACAATTAATTTTACCTTCAAGTATTCTATTTCTTCTTTTAACTAGATTATCATATACTCTCTCTCTTAAACTCATTAGAATGTCTTAATATACTCCTTCTGATGGTCAATATAATTGTTCATCTTCTCAATGGTAGCATTAAGTTTATCATCAAGAGCCATATTCCACTTGAGGAACTTCTTCAACTCTGCCTTGAATCTAGAGAAAGCTTCTTTTTCAGCTTTAGCTCTAGCAAGTTTCTTACCAGTTTCTACATCAAAGGTATCACCCTTCTCTGTATTAAGCTTAGATACACCTACTGTTGTAAATCTAAGCTTAAACTTAGGTACAATAAACTTCTCAATAGCAGTTACAGTCTGCTTTACTTCATTTACCTTAAACTCAAGAGCTACATGCTGTAGCTTAAATGTTTCAATGTTGTTATTCATTTTACTTTATATTTAATTAATTAAACAATAATTTATTTCTTAATATTAATAGGAGTATCTTCCTTAAAATACTCATATGTTGTAAATTCTTCTTTCATTTTAACTCTGATGTCCAATCATTATTAATATTATCTTCCTGACCTTCATTCTCTATATAATCAGAAAGAATTGAAGTTACTACCTGTTCTCCATCTTTTACCTCAGATTTCCAAATAAAATACTTTAATAATTTAAGATAAGTATAATCACCATTCATAGAATTAATATACTTCTGAGTAGCTGTAATTATTTGCTCATCTGTATAATTTGGATATCTTAAGAAGAAACTCTGTAACTTTTTTCTAATATCTTCTATATTACCTTTATAATAATAACTAGTTCCTGGCATTTTACCTTTAGGGTATATATCCCTTAGTTTTATTGCTAAGTTCTGACATCTAAGATTAACAATATTAATTGTTTTCTTAGTATCTTTACTACTATCAAGTAATACAGAATTACAGAGGTTAATACCTTTATTAATAACACTATATTTCTTATTTAATTCAAAAAGAGAACAATTACATTTAGTAATTAATCCCTTCTCAATTAAATCTTCATACAGTTTATCATTTTGGCATTGTAAAGCAAGCAATATAAATACTTGCTGAGCAGTAAGATTATATTTCTCACATACTGTATCATCTATAACAAATTTCATAGCTTAATATCTTTAATATCAGTAATTTCTTTTATCATAGAACTATCATAATCCTTAAGCATTTTATCTTTTAATTCCTCATCTCTAGTATCTTTAAAATAAGGTATAATAACTATTGGTTTAGGATGTCTTAATAACCTTCCAAATTTCTGTTGTGAAAGAATTTCTGAGGCATTTAAATTACAGAATAATCCTACTCTACAATTAGTTAAATTCATACCTTCTGAAAGCATATTAACACTAGATATATGATTAATCTTACTATTATTGAAATCATCAAGATTCTGTAAAGAGTTCTTATTCTTACTGTTAATAGGAGCATAATTCTTAAACTTTAAAGACTGCTCAATATTATTGCAGAATAAGAGTACTCTCTGGTCCTGTAAGATAGAGATAATAGACTGGCATATATCTACTTTCTGTTCTGAAAGCCATTTTAATCTTTCTGAAGCTGCTCTAAGCCATTTATTCTTAAAGACTACAGTTTTATTAAACATAAACTTTCTTTTATACCAGTCTATTTTATCACTTAACTCATTATAATATTGCTTTTGGGTACATTTGATAATTATCTTTCTTGTAGTAAATCTTTTAATGAAATTCCATCTTTCATCATAATTACAAGTAACAGGATTACTACATCTAGGATTCTTTATTATCTCTGCTACACTTTTAATATTATCTAAATATAAAGGAATAGTATAAATTATAGGTGTAGGTAATACTTCATCTTTAATACCATCAGCAATGTTACCTTTAACTATATTATAAGTACCTAAAGATTTCATATAATCCATAATATCACGAGGAATTGTAGCACTTAAAAATAGTAATTTAACATTAGGATTAACCTTAAAAATATCATCAAGGATTTCCCTTTTAAGTTCACTTAAATGATGAGCTTCATCAAATACTATACAATTACAATATTTATTAAGTTTATGAATACTATTATAACAAAGAATCTCTATTTTATCAGTATTACATCCCCATTTTTTTATTTCTTCTTTCCAATTATTTATTAATGGTTGTCTAGGAACAATAATACTAACAGTAGTTTCTTCTTCATTTTGTTTAAAATTAAAATCTGCTATCTTATTAATACAGTCAATAGCGAGTTTTGACTTACCATAACCTGTACCCAAATATAAGATAGTAGATTTTACTAATAATACCTTACTTAAAGCATTATTAGCAGCTTCTTCTCTAGTCATTATATGGATTTACTTCTTTATAAAATATAATTTTATCTGATACTACTTGAGTATCATTAATAATTACAGTACTACCTTTAGGAATAATGAATTTGGCAACAGCATACTCTGAAGACCAAAATACAGATTTCTTAAGATCTTTTAGAGTCTTAAAACTATGAAAACCATTATCAACTACAATATCAATATATTCATCCCCCTTTCTAAATCCTATCTGTAAAGGACTAGTATATATCTTTTTCTTCTTATATTCATAATCATAAAAAGGTGCAAAATAGGAATTCTTAGTAAGAAAAGGAAATAATCTAGAATGTTTAACTACAATTTTATATACTATTGTATCCTGTTCAAGAATTTCTGTTATTCTTTCATACTCACTTTTCTGATAGTTAATGAGGGATATTCTTTTATTAAAACACATTATAATATTTTTACTTTAACATTATTAATACTAATTCTCTTTGAATCTTTAGGATGTATAAGTATATCTATTCTATGTTTATGTCTTTTATTCATAACATCTTTAACCAAATACACTCCATAACCTTCAATATACACTTTCTTAGGTTTATTCTTAGGGAATAAATAAAGTAAGTCTCTAGAGATTGCACACCATTTAATCTTATTATTCTTTAAATGATGTAGATTTATCTTACTACCATCAGCTGTAATCAATGGTTGATTATTACATTGACTTTTAACTGGCTGATAACAAGTCAACTTTACATGAGTTACAGTTTGTGCACAGCATTTAATAGTAGTAAAACATAACATTGCTACTATAATAAGTATATATAATGCAAAACCACAACTAATTCTTATATTCTTCATAATTAATTCTTTTATAATGTAAGTAATCTTTTATAAGTTCTTACATAATTTCCATTATTATCTCTACCATTATACCACATAATAAATACATAATTTCCATTAGACAATATAATATCTACTTTAGGACTATATTTATTATATAGGAATAATAGAAAAATAATAATACCTACTATTATTATAATTTTTATCATACTTTTAGTTATTAAAAAGTGATAGTAGTGTGTTTCACAACAGACTACTATCTAAGAGTCAAAAACTTTATAAACAAACCGTCTATTTCACATATTTAATCATTAAAAACTTCATAATCCATAACCTTTCCCAAGCAGTCATGTGCTATTCTATTAAGATGAGATTCAAATCTCTTCTTTTTAGACATAGAGAGCCATTCTACCCTTTTACTCCATTCAGGGCACTCTTTGGAAGTCATATAATCATATGATTCATTAGAGATATTTAGCACTCTTACTCTTACAGGAGTACGAGTTACTTTAAAATTAATATTAAAATTACCTCTAACAGAGAAATTTACTGATTCTTCAAATCCTCCTTCAATAATCTTCACACTAGCTTTAATTTCCATAGTTTTCTTATTTATTTTTATTAATGTAATCTACTACCATATCTACTGCAACTACTAATAATTGCAGTAATTTTGTATCATTTTTAACTGATATAAATAAATCAGTAATCTGATTAATTTTAGCAATTTCTTTAGGATTATCTAAGTTATTAATCTCTACTAATTTTTTAGTGACATCATTACTATGCTTCATAATGTCATGTAATTTCTTATTCTTCATATAATTTTAAATTAAAGTTAACAGTTTTACTTTTGAAAACTGTTATGTAAAAGTCACTTTTCTTTAATAATAAGAAATAGTAAGAACTCACTAGCTTTTTCTTTAAAATCTTAGTTTCAAAATCACATAAGTACGTTTATAGTCATTACTTTTTGCATTTGTGGACTATAGAAAATACTATTATTACTCTATTTTTATTGATTAGCGAGTATTAAAAATAGTAGACCAAAAACTTTTACTCGAATAATTTCTTTATTTGTTATGTTATAATTATTAGTATTTTCTATTTCATTTTAAATATTTCATTTAATACATATATTATCATACATATGTAAATAAAACAAAATATACTAGCTATTATTGCCATATAATTTAGGGTAAATTAATAATCATTAATATAATTATAAAAATACATAAAAGAGCTATAATATATTCCATATACTTTAATTTAAATAAGTTAATATCTTACACCAAAAGGTTTACCATCCATAAAGGTAAAACACTCAAATATTTTTTCATAAGTCCAACTTGTCTCTTGATGACCTATTAGTGTTCTATCTTCATCTAAAAGGGTTATTAAACGATGAACATTATTATCTGTTTTTATCCAACCATAAGGAATATGACATTGCATTTCTTCTAGACATTCTTTTAAATTTTTAAAAGGTCTATACTTTACTTCTGGTTTAATTCTATAATTATCAATATTTTTTATCAAGCTACTAATATCAGTTATAAAAGCAGGCTTCCATTCATTAAGGATAGAAGAATAAAATTCAATTTCTCTTCCAGCTAAATAAGCCTGTAATATTTCAGCTAGCTTTTTTACCATATCTTTATTCATGTTACTTTCTATTTAAATTAGTTTGATTCTTCAAGATACAATGTCAAATATAATATAATCAGCTAAAAGAATAAATACCCCTATTATAAATAAACCAAACAAGGAATCTAATCTAAATGCAAATAAGATTATACTAGAAGCAATAAGAACACCTCCTGCTAATCCTAATATAATAATAAGATATTTTATCATTTTATTTTTAATTTTCATTTATTTTTTCTTCCTCCGTTTTCATATAAGGACAAACAACTACCTTTCGATAGTTCTTACATTCATCCTTGTAATCACAAAAATCACAAAAACAATACGCCATACTATTCCTCCACTTTTACTCCAAATGGAGCCCCATCATCAAATGTACATGACTCCATTATGTATTTAAAATTAGAACATGAATTTGAATCTAGACTTGTACTAATTGAATCCATTCCATCAGAAATAGAAGAGATTTGAATCCGATGTCCATCTTTTTTATCAATCAAGATTGAAAATGGCTTATGCTTACGCATTTCAGTCCAGCACTCTATAGCATTCTTGAAAGGACGGTACTCAGACTCAGGTTCTAGATTAGGCTTAATGCGATACTCTTTATTGCCATTAAACTCTATAACCTTTATTTCTGCCCATTCATTCGGAACATTCTCATCTTCTATGGCACTTGGTTTGGTTCTACACTCAATTACCATTCCTTCTGCAAATGCTTGCAGAATAGGATAAAATTCTTTAGCTTGATTTCTGTCCATACTCAATCCTCTAATTTCTTGATTAATAAATTACTTTTCTTATCAAATTGTTTATAACCAATGCGAAGATACCAATCTAGAACAAATCTATCAGATTCTTCTTTATTAAATTCCAATCCGATTGTCTTCACTCCATTCAACTTAGCTTGTTGTTCTGCTAGTTGTAATAGGTGTTGTGCAACGCCTTGTCTCCTATGAACAACATCCACCCAAAGTGCATATATTAGAGCATCAGCTTTGCCGAAAATATCACTAACATAAAGCGGAATGGATATTTGTACAGAACCAAGATTTTCTTCATCAGTTATTAAAATCCTGATTTCGTCCTTCCATGTCTGCTTTTGTATCATCCTCTAACTTTTTAAATTGATTTTTATAAAACTCTGGAACTCTATTAACTTCCCACCAAGAACCTCCTTCATCTCCACAAGACTCTATCCATACTGGTTCTTTAGTATTTTTATCTTGACAATAAACCATACCACGAACCACATCATACACAAAGATAAATTCTACCTCAAAATCTAAGTCCTTTAGAGTAGTATAAGTTTTACAATACTCATCTCTTTCTCTGTTATAAGACCTAGCAAAAGATTCTTCATCATTGCATAAATCTATTTTAAGTATCTCTAAGTTGTTGCCATTAACAACCTCTAAAAGAGACTCTTTGACATTTATCTTACCCATATTATTCTCTTCTTTTTACCCTCTCCCTGTTGCAGGAGAGGGTATTTTATTAAAACAAGTTAAGACCAATAGCAGTATGTTTCTTAAAATCAAGATTCATATCTACCATACGATACTCCAGAGCTTCAAGGTAAGTAGTCATGCCTACAGACTGCTTCACCATTAGCTTATACTGGTGCTCACCAACTTTCTGCAAGAAACCTTCCTTCTTCAAGGCAACGTTCAACTTGCTTAAACGCTCTACTAATTCATTATGCTCATCAAGCATTCTTTTCTGATAATCTTCCATATTATTTATATTTATATCTCGTAAAAACTGATTAGTTACTTGTTTGTGATGCAACGATTCTCAAACTTCTTGTAAGCATCAAGATAAAACTCATCTTTAGCTTTGTTGTATGTTACCTCATAGTACATACCATCAGGTAGTGTTGTTGAAAGAAGCCACTTTGCATTACCAAGAATGTAACACTGCCATACTACATACACTTCAAACTCTTGTTTTGGCTCACTCTTATCTAAGTGTTCCTCAACATATTTACGTACAAATTCACTTACTTTTTTATTCATATTATTCTCATTTATGTCTTCGTCTACTTCAATGTATTTAATTGGATTGTCTTCATCTGCAAAACAAGGCATAGAAAGACATTGAAGTGTATTTTTAAATATACATCCTATACATTCTAATGTAGGATTTGGAACTTCTTTAATCTTACTCATCTCCTTTTAAAATTTCTATTAATGCTTTTAACTTCTCTGCATCTTTTAATCTCCTAAGAAGAGGAAATTCTTCAGAACAATCATGTGGCCCACCTGGACCTAATCCTAATCTAACATTACAACTACCATCTTTAATATAATTATTTCTACTAGCATACCAAGAATTATCAGTATCATAAAAATCTACTTTAATATAAAGAACTCTATTAAATTTATGCTCTTTCTCGTTATATGTATTATCAGATAACCATAAATCCCAAAATTCTGGAATTCTGAGGGCTGGATGCCTTTCAAATCCAAGTTCTTTTAATATCTTCTCTGTTATCATATTACTTACATTTATGTCCTATAAAGTATGGTTAATCTTTATAAGTATTTGCATCTAAATTAATAGCTACAAATCCCATTGTAGTACTAGGAATTCCGTTATGAACCATACTTCTATTTTCGGAAAAAAGAACTACTGCATGTTTGCGACCTTTACTATCTGGTATTTCATATCTTTCATATGAATGCCTATTACTCATAATCTATCTATTTATATCCTTTACAGGAGGGTTAGTTACTAAAGTTCATCAAACTCTTTCTGACATCTCTGCTTTGTTTCCTTCAGAAGCTGATTGAATTTAGTTTTAAATTCCTTATCATATATTGATAAGTTCAATATACTAAGTCCAAGACAGGTAGGTTCATCTTTTAGAGATATATTTAAGAGTAAATCTATTCCAGAAATCAAACTATTGATTGTGTTTGCTTTTTCTAATTCTTCTGTATTCATATTACTCTCTATTTATTTTTTGTCTTAATTCTTCTTCTTCTATAGTTATTTTCTATTAATTTCTGTTGGGTCATAACACCCATCTATTTTACACTTTTGTCCTAATATTGAATGTTTACATCTAATGTTTTCAAAATAAGGACAAGGTGGTTGCTTTCTTTGTTTACTCATATTACCTCCTTACAGGATAATTATTCTACTTCCTCATAAGTTGCTAAGAAAATATCAGGCTTACAAGGATAGAATTCTCCCTTTACACCTTTAATGATGTAATCACCAATAGATGCTTCCATATCTCCTTCTAAGGTATGAATTATAAGGGTAGTACCCTTATTTGCAATACTTCCACCTACAAAATCATCAATCTCTGAGAGATTTGTTCCCAGCCACTGAATAGCCTCAATGGTAACTGGTTTCTTTCTATATTTTTTATTCATTATTTTTAATTGATTTAGTTATTATACTACAATACTTAATAGCTTTAATTGCTATATAAATAGCATGTTTTTGTTTAGGGTCAATAAGATTACCTCTAATTTTAAATAATATTTTTGTAACCTCTTTTATATTCATTTATACTTCTATTTTTAAAGAAATATCAAGACCAAATAAAAGATGTTGTAAATCAGGAACATTTTCTACAGCTCTTAACCATACAATAGACTTATTTACTACTTTATAAGCAACATAATTAGTACTACTTTCACAAAGTCTTATATGGTAAGAATCATTAAAATAACCATCTTTATCTTTCTTCCATCCATTCTTCTCTAGAATTTCTGGAGTAAGAGGTATATCTTCAATAAATTCATCACAGATAACTCCATTAAAATCATCTTTAACTCCTTTAAAACAATATCCATGCTTTGAAGTATTAGTTACTTCTATTAAATATTTAGCATTACATATTTTATAATGTAATAAATCACCAGTGATATATTTTTTCATACAATGATTATTTTAATAAATTTAAACTCCTTAAAAGAGCCTCTCTTTGTTCATCTCCTATAAAGGAGAAATGAGAACAAATAAAGGCTCTTTTATCTCTTTTGTCTGTTTTTATTACAGGGTCTTCATTATATTCACAACATAATCCTACATCAGAATACCATACACATCTATGTTTACAATTACCACAGACATATAAGCTACCATCTTTACTTTTAAAAGGTATTTGCTTGATTCTTTTTATGATTATACTTTTTAATAGCATCTTTCTTAGAAGCTGCTGTAATCTTTATACCTTTAATAATAAACTCATGCTGCGCCTTTGGCTGACACTTTTGTTTATCAGAAGGAACACTTCCTTTTGGTACATTGAATCTAATATGTGGAGAACCAAAAGGAAAATCATCACCCATTTGATAATCCAGTGCAGACTGCATATTTAGTATTGAAAATAAACTCATTAATTTTCTACTCATTTAATACTTCTACTCCAAATGTTACAATAAAACCGAGAAGAGTAAAGAATGTAAAGATTCCTATAGCATCATTTTTAAATAAATAGTAACTATATACTTCTAATACTCCTATTAATAAGTAAGCAACAAGAATAATACATAATTTAGATACTTTCATAATTGTTAAAATTTAATTCTAAAATCTTTACCTTTAAGAGTAGGTCTCTTATTTAAGATAAATTTTTCTAATTCTTCTAAGTCAATAGGGAAGATTGAATTATATTTATATTTTAAAGTACAAATAAATCTTCCATTAAGCATAATGTCAAATGTAAATATTTCCATTACTCATTTCATTTCTTATAAATTACAACTGAATCTACAGGAGTTTTACCTTCATAAGTAATTCTTAATTCTGTCTTACCTTTATATACATCTAAGGCAGTAGGAGTATTATTTATGTATATCATAATAAGCAACAATCCAATAACTGCAATAATTAAAAGTATATTAGATAAAGTAGCATTACCTTCCACTTTTATTTCTGTTACACAAAGTCCTATTACAATAGTAACTATAGTAAGACCAATAATTGCTAATATAATCATTGTTTACCTCCTTCCTTTGGCAGTAAATCATCAATATACAACCAACGAGTAATATTAGCACTCGAACTATAAGCATCCCAATTTTTAAACAGAGCATCATTTCTCTTGAAAGAAATATAGGTTTTAATGCTTTCTGTTATTTTTGCTTCTGCAAGGATTTCTGCAAACTCTCTTGGCTCTTCACTAGCAGGATGCCACAAGTCCTTCAAGAACTCTTCTTGCATCCATTTAGCACATTTTTTAAATCCTTCTATTCTATATTCACTATCATGAATTGAACCATAATCACAAAGCTCACTAGCAGCTTTTACAATCTTATCATCGTCTATCATAATCTGCCTTTCTTTTTTCTAAGTTCTGACCTTCTCCTAGTTCTGCGATTTTCTTTACCACTAGGAGGATTGCCAGCAAGCTTTAATTGTGGAATATCATCATAACCTTTATAAAGATGAGCCTCTTCATTGAGTGCCTTAACTACTTCTTTAATTAGGGTTTCTTCAAGTGATACACCAGATGAGGTTACTACTACATTAATATCTTCCATAAATTACTTATTTTATAAAAAGTTCTTTATTTCTTTATCCCAGTTTGTATTATGTTCCAAATGATATTTAGAATCATTTAAATCTATTAATACAGCCTGATATAAAGAATTAAATTGATTACGTGTAATTGGTTTCCAATACTTAGTATCAGTAACTTTAAAACTATTTTTATAGATATTATAACGTTCTACTACTAAGCAAGTTACCACTTCCTCTTCTTCTATATCAAGAACTTGAAAGATTTCAGTAGTTTCACTAGTATCTTCTTCTATAAAGCAATCACCTACTTTAATATTCTTAACACATTTCTGTACTTCTAACTTTCTTATTGTATTAAGAATTTTAACTTTTTCTTTAGATAAATCATCTAGCCTATCATATAGTCTATTGATAGCATCATCATAAGCTTTATCTTCATAAGTAGCAGCTAAATTAGGTAATCTATCTTTTAATTTATCAAATTCTCCTTTTATTATTTTCTTTTCCATATTTACTCCTTCACATTGTTATTTGTACCTAGCAAATGCTCATTACCTTCATAAGGAATACAATAGTTCCAACTAGAATAAACACAATAGTAAGGCTCATTTACATTTTTATGACTAAACAAGTTTGCACGCCACTTACTTGCTTTACTATCTCTAACTAATACCTTATCAAAAGGTTTTGGAGTCCACTTTGGATTCAAGTTAACAATCATTTTCTTCTCAGCATCCCAAGCCTTGTTTTCCTTAGCTAAAGCCTCAAAGAGTTGCCGCTTCTCTGAATCAGTGGCTAGACGAAGACTTCTATTGTGACCAAATCTATACTCATTATAATGCACTTCATAATCTTCATATCTTACATTTATAAGAACCTTACTAACAATAGTGTCTTTTATAGCAGCAATAAAAATTACCTTATCGTAATAATTATCTTCTTCCGCTACCACTATATCTCCATCCTTGAACTCAGGCTGAGTCTTCTTAATTTCCAAGGTCTCACGATTAAGTTTACCACCCAACTTCTCTTCGATAGTTTTGAGGTATTTCTGAGCAGCATCCTCTGTTTCTAGAGTGAAGTATTCTGTTTTAAAACCATCAAATCTTCTTTCATAATTATATTCGTTTCTATAATTTTTCTCATAACAATGCTTACCTACAAAAATTGTGTATGTGTCATCAATAAACTTCTCAAAGATAAGATGTATATTCTTATCTCGACTAACCAGTATATCACCCTTTTTCCAGGCAAATTTAGACCAGTCTTGCATTTCTTTTGATGGGAAAATAACACATTCTCCATCATCAAACATATTGCCAAATTTAATTAATGTACATTCTCCAGCTTGCATTAAACCAAATTTTGAAGTACAGAAGTTTATCTTAAAAATTTCATCTGTTATGGCTTCAAAAGTACATTTTCCATGAACAGTAGAATACAATTTAGTACCTTTTGGTTTATTTTTTAAAATAGTTGCTATGTTTATTTTTGTTTCCATGTTATTTATTCTTTATTAATACTTTTATTAATTTCTATAATAAAGTCACTCCAGTTATGTTCTTCTACAATCTTCCAATTTGGGTCTTGTATATTTTTTAATGTAAGAAGATATCCTTTTTTAAATTGTTCTGATGTAATTTTTACCCAGCCTGTAATATCATATATATAAGAAGAATCTCTACCGATATAATCTTCATCTATACATATATAATATACATAGCTATTACTTATTGCAACAATTTTTATTAAAGTGTTAAATTCAATATCAAAATAGCAATCTCCAACAGTAAAATTAGAAAGTATTTCTTTCTTTTCTAATATCCTAATTTGATTGTAAATATCCTTACTTTCCTTTTTTAATTGTTTGTATTTAGCTCTTAATTCTTTTAATGTTTTCATAAAGATATAATTTACTCATTATACATATAAGAAATACTATCTAATAATACATTATTATGAAATTTTTCATAAAATGTACTATCAATATTACTTCTTATATTAATATAATCATTCATTATCTCAGAATTATCAATATTCCATATATCATTATTATCAAATATAATATCAGCTAAGTTAATAACTTCTTTATATTCTTCTAACTTATAATAGTTAAATTGTAATTCATCAATAAATTCTCTTTGTTTATTAATTATTTGTGCTTGATTATATAAACAAATAGTACTAAATATAAGAAGAGAGGCTAATATAACCTCTCCTATTATATGATATAAAAAGGGTTTCATAATTAATTCTTATAAATGGCATTCAGAATAGCTCTAAAATTAAGATTATCTATCACTGATTGAGCATCTTTTTTATTTTTAAAATAGATTCTATCATAAATAGATGTCCAATTATAATCTACTTTATAGGTATTACTGTTATACACAATAAAATATTTATATTCACTTGGATCACTCCAGTCTGGCTTCCAATCTCCATTGTAATATTTAGCAATATTCATTAATTGTGCTATAGCTTTAAGTGCCTTTGTATCACTACTATGTATATAAACATTAGTATTAGTTATTGAATTAAATGAATTGACTATTTTACTATAAGTGATATACTTAGGTTTAAACTTAATTATTCCTTCAGCTAAACTACTATTCTCTGTATCTATCTCCATCCCTTCAGGAATTTCAATAGTTAATTGATTATTCTTTATTTCCATATTATTATTATTTATTAATTTAAAAATTACACCTGTTTTATCATGTCTAAATATATAGGAACAATGCCCTAAAAGGGATTTATATTTACTACAACCACTGGTTTTAAATGCACATCCTATACATCCTATACCAAAGTCAACTTTTACTACTTGATACCTTTTATCTCCATAAGTAAATATTTCACCTATTTTTCTTTCCATAATTCTTTAACATTAAAAGCTTCATTTTTATTAATGTATTTAAATTTACCTGTATAAATAAGTGTATTAGATACTACTTCATTATAACAATTAACTACATATATACTACCTTTTGGAATAATAAATTTTCCTACATAAACATGATTATATAAAACATTTGTAATAATAAAAGGATACAAATTTCCATTAGGAAAAAAGAGCATATCTTTTGTCAGTGAGTCACATACCCCTTGTAAAGATAATAAACTATGTAAACCTATATTAATAGAATCTCTATCAAAGTCTACACATTCACACATAGGATTGTTTCTACTATACATATAAGTAGTCATAAAATAAGAATAAAATCTAACTTCATCTGCAAAGCAGCCTACTTTATAAACTGTAATATCTCTTTTTGCTATTAAGAGTTTACTTTCTTTTGTTTTATTGAAGCACATAAGCTTAATATTTAAAATACTTAAATATAAAAAGGAGTATACTAACTAGATAGTTAATACACTCCTACAAAACATATGGCATAAAGCCCCTCAGAGATTTTGGAGAAGTAATACGAATTGAACGTACTTCGGCTACTTAGATAACAATCCTGTTTCACCTTATCACCTGTCCTATATATTTGCAACTATATAGGTAACTTCTCGTTTAATAATTATTATATCTTTATAACTTTACCCACTTACCTGTGTAAATAATGTTAGAAGAAACAATTTCACCTCTATTATTTATATAGTATTCAGAACCTTTAGGAACTATAAAAGTACATAAATATAGATGAGAGTATAGTCTTAAGTCATCTACAAAACCATTGATAGCATCTCCTAAATATATATCTCTAGAATAAAGATTTTGACAAAATTCTATAGATACTTCTTTATAAGAATGATAACCAGCTTCTATTTCAATTATTTCATAATTATCTTCTACAGGTTTTAAAGGAATTATTGGATTGTTTCCTTTAATTCTGTAGACATGTTTCCGAAATAAACTAATAAAAGTATTACCACGTACTAAGCCCACTTTATAGACATAAAAGTCTCTTTTAGCTACCTGTTTAGTATCCTTTCTACCTATCCAACACATATTTTAAAGTTCTAAATATTGGTCATAAAACAGTCTTTTTATCTTATCTTCTCCTATCATGGAAACTGCTTTCTTTATAGCTTCTTCACTATTAAAGTAAACAATTCCAGCATACTTAACATTTATATGTCTATAAATATAAATGTTATCAAACAATTTATTAACTATAGAATGATTTACTCCATCATTCTTACCTAGAAAATATTTAGTACCTTTTTCTATTTTTGTAATACTATTAAAGTAGGAAGCAAGTACAGATAATTGTGCTAAGGTTTTGAATTTGTCTATTTGTCCTTTAGGTAAATCTAAACTTACAGTTTTAGATTGTGCTTTGACATAATAGAGTATTATTTCATCTTTACTAAAAGCACTTAATGCTAATGCTTTAAGTGCATCATTATTGCTGCTATACCAACTAGCAGCTTGTTGTATAGTTATTTTTACATTTCTTGTTTCCATAATTATTTAATTTTAATAGACCAATCAGGTCTGTTATACATATTCCTATAATGATTTGCAGATTTATAATCATTAAAAGGTTTAATGATATTACCTGTACTATCTAATAATAAAACTTGTTTCATATTATTTCTTTACTATTTTGTTAATAAGTATAGGAGCAGTAGTATCAATACCATAAGTATCCTTTTTAGGGATACTATAGTATCTAATATGATTTGTTCCCCTATTAGAATAAGAAGATATATGATTACAGGAATCTACTTTATATTTACAGGTATTACCTGGGTAGTATACTGTATATTCTAAGTAATATACTTCCTTATAAGATTTCTTAATATTTGTATAGCAATATGTAGTAATTCCTAAACAAAATAATACTATTGTAGTTAATATTATATTTATTTTTATAGGATTATACTTATTACATCTTACATTATTTATAATAGTCATAATAAATATAATAGCAATAACTACACTTATTACTAA